CTATGAAACAAGTCCGGTGACAGCGAAGGCGTCGGCGACCGTGTTCACCAGCATCATTAAACTCGCGCGGACGTAGTGCTTAGCGGACACTCCAGACCCGGAGTGGCCCATCAATATTTCAAGCGTTGCGGGAGGTATCCTGACTTCGTACTCCCAGCTGGTTCGCCAAGAGTTTCTTAGGTTGCGCAGCGGGTGGTATGCAAACCCGAGCCTCTTTGACTCGTTTTCCCATTTCACCTTCAAGCTAGATGAAATCAGCGGCCCGCCCTTCATGCTCTCGATGAACAAGTTGTGTCCGTCCTCGATTCGCTCGTCAGCAACTTCGGCTAGACGCTCGCCCCACTTTCCGGGAACGACGACATAGCGCTTGCTGCTGTCAGTCTTAGTGCGATCGACGATAATTCCGCGAACCGCCTCGCGCTCAATGAGGACGGCTGCGCAGGCCATCCCGTTATCGGCTCTGACCAGCTCGACGGACGCAGGGTCAACGGCAAGCGCCTCTCCCGGGCGGCATGAACCGAACGCGCAAAGAAGGAATACGCCCTCCATGCACGAGCCGCGCAGCAGCTCTGCCATTCGCATCAGCTCGGCGAGGTCGTATATTCCTTTATCCATCTCGTTGATCGTGTCAGGAACGGTGAGGCCCACCGAGGTCGGGTCGCTCTCGGCAAGCTCGTACTTCACTGCCGTCTTGTAGATGCTAGACAGCATGTTTAGCGACCGTCTCGCCTGGTTCTTCGTCATGCCGTCGAGCCACTTCTGTATTTCCAGCGGCCTCACTGCTCCAAGTTTGCAGCAGCCGAACTTCGGCTTGACGTACCTGCTCCAAGTCGATCGGTACATTTTCAGCGTGTTCTCTGCCAGCCGTTTTTGGCATGACGGCCAGTACAGCGTGTCGAACACGTACCTGACCGTGTGCTGCGTACGCTGGTTGGTGGAATGAAGCTCTATCAGCCTGTCGCGCTCTGCCCTCGCCTCTGTCAGCGTCCCGGTGAAGTTCGCGCTCAAGCGCCTGTAGCCCTTTCCGTCGCCCTTGTCTCCCCAGTACCTAATCCGGTAGCGGTTTCGGTCTAGACGGGCGATAGAACCCCTCTCAGCGCGTTTCCGTGGCATAATAATCGTGTCCCTCCTGTAGCCCCATTTGGGCAACATGTTCGAACGGTGGGATATTAGGCGCTCCTCGTGTCTTGGCTGATGGGGGAGCGTCTTTTTCTTACCTTTAGTTCCTCACCGAGTACCGCTTTCCGCAGTGGTTGCAAAGGTACTCGCGCTTTCCCTTCCTGCCCATCGCGGCACCGACAACCATGCCCTCAAGGCCGAACGTCTCCGCGCCTACGAGCGCCTTTCCAGCGCTTGTGGACTTCGACGTGTTGTTCAGGAGCGTGACGTCGGTTGAGTCGCACTTGGGACAGCGGAGTCCTGCCTTGCGCTGGGCCTTCTTCACCTTTTCCGGGGTCGTGTCGATCGCTTCTTGGCTTGGGGCCGCGACCGGCTTTTCGGCAGTTTCGATCTTCGTCGCTGAGGTCGGCTTCTTCTTGCTGCCCTGCAGCTCGCGCTTGCCCCACTCGGTGTTCCTGAGCACCAGGGCGCAGGCCAAGCAGACGGCAAACGCGGCGCACCAGTACGGAGCGCAAGGCTTGTATTCCTCGACGATTAGCGAGCACGCTGCACCGAGCAGCGTCACGAGAAAGCCTATGCCGCCCAGCAGCAGGACGATTAACCCCACCAGAAACGGCGGCTCTTTGGCTTTAGCCATCACGCACTCCTCCTAGACTGCTTGGAATCTCTCGCGGACTCTTTGCTTTTAGCGCTCTGGAACTCCGCGTACTCGTCGATTTTCTCCCTGGAGGTCGGCGTGCAGCTGCGGTAGTCGTCCAGTAACGCTTCTTCGCTCTTTGTCAGCGGCGGCGGCGCATAGTGCGTCGGCTCCCTGCCGACCAGTTCGTCGAGCGTGACGCCAAGCGCCTCGGCGATCGTAATCGCGTTGGCGATAGACGGCACCCTCTTGCCGCTCATGTAGTTGGAAATGGCTCCGCTGCTCAGCCCACAAAGCCTACACAAATCGGCTGGTTTCATGTTGCGGCTGTCAAGAATCGCTTGCAGCCCAGCTAGAAGGGTCATTTTTGTCTCCTTTCCTCCTATCTGAAAGCAATTTTACCCAAATCTTTGTTGACAACGCTCCGAACACGGAGCATTATGCAGAACCAGAAGCTCCGAACACGGAGCAAAGACCAATCAAAGTTAATGCGGAAAAGGAGGTAATGATAGTGAATACCTGCGCAAAGAACGTCTCGGAGTACATCGAGTCAAAGGGAATCACCCAGCAGAAGATTGCCGATTTGCTCGGACTCGGATGGAACGCGACTCACGCAAAACTCACAGGTGAGCGCCCGTTTTCTCTATCAGAGGCCATCGTACTCGCCGACTTCATCGACTGCTCGCTCGACTGGCTCGTCGGTCGAGATTCCGACTAGTAGATGCAACCCGCGTTTTCCCTCGCGGACTCGACTGTAACTCTTCTCTCCTCCCATACCACGGAGCCAGTTCAGTTTTCGTCTCCGTGCTGAACACCCTACTAGCAGCCGAGTCCGCGCGGGAAACCGCGCAATGTCCCAGACGGGACGCGCACTTTGAGTACCGAATATTCGCCACGAAAGTGGTAGGACCCAATCGGCATTGCGCCGTGCGGGTGGTAAGCCGTGAGTGCCATGTCGCGACGCGCGATAACCACGGACATGCTGAGAATGATTCACCTCGCTCTCAGCCGCCAGCGGCGACGGCAACCGACACGGGCATCTGATAACCCAGACCGCCATTTGCCCTTCGGCGGTCGCGTCGTTTAAGAAGATGTGTACAGCAGCCGTGTCGGTTGCCGTCGCCGCTGGCAAACACGTTCTCGGTAGTGTAACGGTTTAGCACGGCTGACTCTGGTTCAGTCAATCAGGGTTCGATTCCCTGCCGAGAAGCCATCGCGGGATAGAGTACAGGTAACTCACCGGCCTCATAAGCCGGGCCATGCGGGTTCGAATCCCGCTCCCGCGACCAACACGGGGCATGCCCAGCGGAGATGTATTGCCTCCGTATTGTTTGCCCCACCAACGGCTTGGTAGCTCAGTAGGAAGAGCGGGTGAGTGAAGTTCACCGCGTCGGAGGTTCGACTCCTCCCCAAGCCACCATTTGCGTGTAGCTCAGCTGGTAGAGCGCCCGGCCGTTAACCGGGAGGTCGCAGGTTCGAGGCCTGCCGCGCGAGCCATGCCGCCTTGGTTCAAAGGTAGAACGCCGGTCCTCCAAACCGGATATGCGGGTTCGATTCCCGCAGGCGGCTCCACTGTCGCGTAGCTCAACGGTAGAGCACCCTGTTGATAACGGGGAGGTCGTAGGGTCAGCACCTACCGCGACAACCTTTTCGGAGCATTGGCACAGTAGCTACTGCAGCGGGTTGCTAACCCGTAGACCTCGCACGAGGCCCGTAGGTGCAAGTCCTACATGCTCCGCCAACGGAGGGTTGGCAGAGAGGATTATTGCAGCTGTCTAGAAAACAGCAGGTCGTTGATAGCGATCCGTAGGTTCGAATCCCACACCCTCCTCCATTTTCGTCGTCATAGCCCAAGGGATAGGGCGGCTGTCTCCTAAACAGCAGGTTGAAGGTTCGAGTCCTTCTGGCGACTCCATGTGCTGCTGGCCGAACAGCTAGGCAGCGGAGTGCAAATCCGCGCAACCAGGTGCGACTCCTGGGCAGCACTCCACGGGCGCGTAGCTCAACTGGTAGAGCAGCGGTCTCCAAAACCGTGGCGGTAACGCCTATGGGGGTTCGAATCCCTCCGCGCCTGCCCACTATTCTCAAAACCAAATACCTAAGAAGGAGGTAACTGATGGTCAATGTTGGCAAAATGCTTGTTACTAGCCACGTGGGCGATACCAGTGCCGAGGTCATGCTCGAAATCGATGGCTACGAGGCCTATGCACTCGGCAAGTCAAACTCGAGTGATTCCATCAAGCGCATCGTTCTGAACGCGATTAAGAATGACATGTTCACGCGTACTCTGGGTGAACCAAAATACATTGGCACGCTCGACTGGGGCACGCAGCGCGCAGTCCCCGCAATCGAGCGTGTTGTTTTCAATGACCCCGCGACTATCGTTTTCTGGTGCGACGGTACAAAGACCGTCGTTAAAGCACAGAACGAGAAGTTCGACAAGGAGAAGGGCCTGCTCGCCGCGATCGCCAAGAAGGTCTACGGCAACAAGGGCAGCTTCAACAACATCATCAAACGATTCACAACCGAATAGCACGAAAAAAGCCCCTGCCACATTCCACCGCGCGGGGGCTTTGACCTGAAAGGAGGTCGGCATGAGTGTAGCAGATTCGCAGAGTCAGTACGATGAAGGCTTGGCGTCCGACAGCGCGAAGGAGCTAATCCGCGTAGTCAATGTCGCTATCAAGGCGTTCATCGAGGACGTGACCAAGTCTGAGCAGCCGCAGCAGTCGACGCTGTCGATCGCAATGGCGGCTGGACTCCCAGCAAGGATTACCTACACGGTAGCCGAGTGCGGCAAGTTCACCGGACTCGGTCAGGACAGGCTCCGGCGCGACCGCGAGAAGGGCCTTATCGACTTCATCGAGCCTGACGGCGAGCGCGGCGCACGCATCAGCGTGTTCGAGCTTGACCGCTATCTAAAGGACATCGGAGCGCTGCTATGACGACGTTCCGAGTCGATTTCGTCCGTGGCAAGGACAGGCCGCGCTTCACTGGAACCGGCCGCACCTACACGACCAAGCGGACGCACGATGATGAACAGGCGATTCGAGCGGCCTATATTGATGCAATCGAGAAGGAGGGCAACATCCTTCCGGCTGAACACCAGACAGGGCGTGAGCCGTTCATCCTAATTGTCGATGCGTACCGCGTCCTCCCCAAGTCACGTCCGAAGAAGGTCCTCTGTGAGGAGGATACGTTCAAGCCAGACTGGGACAACATCGGAAAGTTGATTTCCGACGCGCTAAACGGTCTTGCTTGGAAGGACGACTCCCAAGTAGTAAAGGCTGACGTAAGCAAGTGGCCGCGTATGAGGGGCGTGGAGAACGACTACATGATTATCACCGTCATCCCGTTCGGACTCATGAACATGGACGAGGTCGCGGAGGTGAACCCATGCCGATAGTAGGCGAGAACAAGTACTTCACGCTAATCAGGACTCCAGATGGTGACAACGACGCGTGGTTGGCTCAGCGCCGCAAGGGAATCGGAGGTTCGGATGTCGCTGCCATTATGGGACTCTCTCATTATCGCGGGCCATACGAGGTCTGGGCAGAAAAGCTCGGGTGCATCCCGCCAGCAGACCTCTCGGACAATGAGGCTGTTGAATGGGGAAACATCCTCGAACCCATCGTGGGTGGTCATTACGCCAGTCAGCACCCGGACCGCATTGTCAGGCGAGTCAACGCCGTCTGCCAGAGCATCGAGCGGCCCCATGCACAAGCGTCCCTAGACTACGAGGTCAAGGACCCCGAACTCGGATGGGGCATCTTGGAAATCAAGACCGCGTCGCTCTACAGGGAGCACGACTGGGACGATGGCGTGCCCATCTACTACATCACTCAGATTACCCATTACATGAGCGTGACAGGGCGCAAGTTCGCGGACGTGGCCGTGCTTATCGGCGGCCAGATTTACAAGGAGTTCCGTGTCATGCGCGACGAGGACGACGTCCGAGCCGTCAACAAGGAGGTCGATGACTTCTGGTCGATGGTCGAGGACGACGTAGAGCCGCCGATCGGAGATGTCAGGCATGAGATTGACGCTCTCCTCGCAAAGCACCGGACACCCGGCGAGCTTGTCGACATGGACAAGACTCCGAAGGAGGCCGCGGACTGGCTGAATGCCAAGGAGTCCAGAGACAAGGCGGTCAAGGAATACCAAGGTGCCGTTAACAGGCTGTGCCAGCTAATCGGCGACAACCGAGGGATTGTCACGCCGGACGGCAGGTTCACCTGGTCGCGCTACAAGAAGAACGGTCAAGACACGAACGGCGGCATCAGGTTCGCCGCCGCCAAGAAAGAGAAGGAATAACTTTGGGAGCTATCACGCAGGCGAAACAGGAGATTAAGCAGTCCCAGAATCAGGACAACTCCTTCGCCGGACTTATCAAGCGCTGCGCACCGCAGCTGCAGGCGGTCATGCCGAAGGGTATGACCCCGGAGCGACTGACACAGCTGGCGATCGCCACGTACAAGCAGACGCCCAAGCTCGCTGAGTGCTCGGTCCAGTCAATCCTCGCGTGCTGCATGAAGTGCGCCGAGCTTGGCGTCGAGCCGAACGACATCATGGGCAACGCATACGTCCTGCCGTACTACAACAACAAGACCAAGCGCATGGAGGCGCAGTTCCAGCTCGGCAAGAACGGAATGCTTGAGCTGGTTCGCCGCTCAAAGCAGGTCAAGACCATCCGGACCCAGTGCGTCTACGAGGGCGACGACTTCGACTACTGGGAGGACGAGACGGGCGTGCATTTCAGCTTCAAGCCCAACCTGGATGCCGACCACGACAACAAGAACCTCAAGCTGGTCTACATGTCCTGCCACCTCAAGGACGGCGGCTTCGTCTTTCTCCAAATGAGCAAGAAGGAGGTCGACGAAATCAGGGAGCGCTCCAAGACCTCTAAGTTCGGACCATGGGTGACCGATTATGCGGCGATGGCAGAAAAGACCGTCATCCGTCGAGCGTTCAACCGTGGCCTGCTGCCGCGCTCCGTCGAGGACGCCAACACCGTCGCGGCTGATGGCAGCACCCCGATCGTCCTCGACGAGGAGGGCAACCGCCTTTTCGAGGACCCGCTGGCTCCCGAGCCGACCGAGGTACCCGCAAACGTAGACGCCGAGACTGGCGAGATTATCGAGGAGGTTTCCGAGTAATGCCCATCAACCACGAGCTTACCGAGGACGAACGCAAGCTGGCGCTCAAAAAGGCTACCGAGGCGCGCAAGCAGCTCGCCGAGATTCGCCGCAAGATGAAGTGGATGGAGGTCGAGCCGCTTGAAGTGCTCGACGATCCCAAGGCACAGCGTATGCGCCTGCGCTACTTCATCGAGTCCCTGCCGGGCGTCGGCAAGACAAAGTCCAAGCAGATTCTTGAGGAGCTTGGCATCGGCGAGACGCGCCGCCTCGGCAGCCTCGGTTGCCGACAGCGCGACAAGATCGTGAAGCTGCTCAACGAGAGGAAGAAATAGTGTCCATCAACCGAGTGTGCATCACGGGCAACCTGACCCGCGACCCCGAGCTTCGCGCCACCCAGAGTGGTTCGCAGGTGCTCAACTTCGGAATCGCCGTCAACGACAGACGAAAGGACCCGCAGTCCGGAGAGTGGGAGGACTACCCGAACTTCGTCGACTGCACCATGTTCGGCACACGCGCCGAGAAGATTGCCAACTACATCGCCAAGGGCAGCAAGGTCGCCATCGAGGGCAAGCTGCGCTACTCCAGCTGGGAGCGCGACGGCGAGCGCCGTTCCAAGCTGGAGGTCATCGTGGACGAGATTGAGTTCATGAGCCGCAGAGACGAGCAGGGCGGTGCCGTTATCAGCACGCCTGTTCCCGCTCCCGTTCGCCCCGCAGCGCCCCGTCAGGCGGCTCCTGTTGCCGCTGCCGAGGTCTATGACGAGGACATTCCGTTCTAGGAGGATTCAGATGAATCTTGAGCGCGACGGCGCACCCGACGCCGGACCCAACTACGAGTGCGGACAATGCGAGTCGTTCGCGTTCATCGGCGAGAGCGGCTGCGGCTTCTGCAAGCGAAAGTACGCCCAGTGGTACGACGAGCGCCCGAGCATCGGCGCTGCGGACGTGCTCGAATGGGTGCAGGAGAACGCTGTAAACGAGAGCGACGAGCCTTGTAACGGCTTCGTCGAGTACTGATTTGTGTGCGGGTGCGGCCTTCATCGGCTGCACCCGCTTCTGGAAGGAGGTGGCTTTTGAACGAGTGCAAGACGGGTGCCGTCGTTACCGATTTGGATTTCGACCGCGAGGACTTCCGGCTGTGCATCGAGTGTCCCTGCAAGTGCGACTGGTTCAAGGCCAGCTACCCGTTGGCGGGTCGTGCGCACCCGCTGGAAGGAGATGGAACAGATGGAGATTAAGACCGTCGCTGAGTACGGGCACACGCCCGAGCGAAAGCACAAGGGCGATGCCGGAGCCGACATGCGGGCCTTCATCCCGCGTCCCGTGACCATCGGGGTCGGGGAGTCCGCCTGGATTGACCTCGGCGTGAGCATGGAGATTCCAGACGGCTACTTCGGCCTGCAGGCCCCGCGCTCGGGACTCGGGTGCAACTACGGCATCTGCCTGGCGAACGGTGTCGGCATCATCGACTCTGGGTACCGTGGTCCCATCAAGGCCAAGCTGCTCAACCTGGGCGAAAAGGCCTTCACGGTGTATCCGGGCGACCGCGTATGCCAGATGGTGATCATCAAGTGCGAGGACGTCGATTTCCTTGACGTCGACGAGCTGTCCGACAGCGACCGTGGCTCAAACGGATACGGCAGCACCGGTGTCGAGTAACGCACTTATATAAAAGGAGGTCAAATGGCAGATTTAAAGATTTTCGCTGAGAATCTTGAGGAGAGCGCCAAGAAGCAGGTTGACGAGATTGCATCGTGTCCGGCTTTCGAGGGTGCCACGATTCGCATCATGCCCGACGCCCACGCCGGAAAGGGTTGCGTGATCGGGTTCACAGCGAACCTTGGCGACAAGGTTATTCCGAATCTGGTCGGAGTCGACATCGGTTGCGGTATGCTCTGCGCACCTCTCGACGAGCGTATCGACCGCTACGATTTGATTCAATTCAACCGCGACGTGAAGAAAGCTGTACCAACTGGGTTCAGCGTTCACAACGAGCCGAAATGCAGCCTTGAGAATGACTACGGTGTTGTGAACGGCGCCTATCTCAAAGGGGTCGAGCGGATTGAGTGCTCCATGGGCACGCTGGGCGGCGGCAACCACTTCGTTGAACTCGACGAGGACGAGTATGGGTATCAATATCTTGTGGTGCACACCGGTTCTCGCAATCTGGGCAAACAGGTAGCCGAGTATCACCAGGCAATGGCGCAGGAAATGTGCAAGGAAGATGTTCCTCGCGATCTCAAGTACCTCGTGAGCTTTGCGGCAGGCGCATATCTCAACGACATGCGTATCTGCCAGAGATACGCTACTGATAACCGTTTCCACATTCTCAAGCAGATTAAGGAACGCACTGGAATCAAGCTGGACCTGAGCGCTCGATTCGAGACGATGCACAACTACATATCCGATGACAACGTTATCCGCAAGGGCGCAATCAGCGCACACACTGGCGAGAAGGTCCTTATCCCGTTCAACATGCGCGACGGCTCAGTAATCGCCGTCGGCAAGGGCAACAATGATTGGAACGAGTCCGCTCCCCACGGCGCTGGTCGTGTCATGAGTCGTGCGCAGGCACGCGCCAACTTGGACACCGAGAAGTTTGTATCAGAGATGAAAGAGGCTGGCATCTACTGCCCGAGCGCCTGTGAAGCGACGCTCGACGAATCGCCTGAGGCATATAAGAGCGCCGACGAGATATTGCGGCTTATCGAGCCGACAGTTGAGGTCATCCATCACCTAAAGCCGATTTGGAACCTCAAGGCGACCGACATGAGGGGGTGGCGACATGACCGCTCCATGTAAACGTGAAACGGCATATGCCACCCCCGTAGTCGTGTTGTTCATCTTGATTGCCGTTATCGGTTGCATCGGAGGTCGGTTCAAATGAAGCGCGACTGCCAAAGCTGTGCCAAGTGGGACGATTTCAGCAGCGGATACTACGGCGTGTGCGAGCGCATGGCGCAGCACAACTACCTGCTGAACATCAAGAACAAGCAGCTCTCGACAGGGGAGTTCATCGACTGCATCATCGACAGCATCACGCCATGCGATGGATCGTGCATGTTCTGGGCCGGTGCCAAATGCGATATGTAAGCATCTTCTCGGGAGTCGAGGCGGCGACGCTCGCTTGGGAACCGCTCGGATGGGAACCGCTCGCGTTCTGCGAGATAGACGACTTCCCGAGCGCTGTACTTGCCGAGCACTGGCCGAACGTCCCGAACCTTGGGGACATCACCAAAGTAGATTGGAAAAAGGAGATTCATGGAGCAGTTGACCTTGTGGTCGGAGGAAGTCCATGCCAGTCCTTCTCCATCGCAGGAAAGCGAGAAGGTCTTAAGGGAGCTTCTGGACTCATGTTCGAGTACATACGTTGTGTTCAAGAGCTTATGCCTCGGTGGTTCCTGTGGGAAAACGTCAAGGGAGCGCTCTCGTGTGAGGGGGGGCGGCTTTCGGACAGCTGCTCGGAGAAATGGATGCCCTCGGGTATGGTTTGGCATGGAGAGTATTGGACGCGCAGTTCTTCGGCGTGGCCCAAAGACGCGAGCGTCTCTTTCTTGTCGGACACCTTGGAGACGCACGCGCCTGCGAAGTACTCTTTGAGCCAGAAAGCATGTGCTGGGATACTCCGTCGAGCCGAGAAAAGAGGAAAGCCGTTGCCGCCGCTTCTGGACGCTGCGTTGCGCAAGGTAGCGGAACAGGACGCCTAAACCCCGATAGCCAGCATGACACCTTCTCGATTGCCGGAAACATCATCGGGCGCAAGCCCGAGAACGGCGGCAATGGGGGGGGTCCAAGAACTTGGGGAGCCTATGTACACCCTGACGACGATTGACCGTCCTGCGGTGGCGTTCAAGTACCACCAAGGCTCAAAGGCAGGCGGCATTGGAGCCGCTGTGGAGCAGTCACCGACACTCACTGCCGACTACCACAATCCTGCGGTTATGTACGAGGAGAGTGAGACATGCACAGCTGGCTTATCCGAGACAGGGCAGGCAAACCAGGGGGGGCAAAGGACCTTTGATTCAGGACGAAATCAGCGGCACCCTCAGCACGGTAAATAACCAGAGCCTGGTGTGCATGACTGACACGCAGAAGAACACGAGCGTGGACGATGAAATCGCTGGAACGATCAGCGCCCACACCCGCAAAGACCCGCCAGTCGTCGCTTTCAAGAACCACCAAGGAGCGGTGAACGGCAGCGGCACCGACGAATCGGAGCCGATCGCAGGTTATCACAACCTCAATGATAATACGACCGCAGAAAGCGGCATCAACTCGGTAGTTCGTCGCTTGACTCCGCTTGAGTGCGAGCGGCTGCAGGGTTTCCCGGACAACCACACCAGAATCCCGTGGAAGGGAAAGCCTGCCGAGGAATGCCCGGACTCACTGCGCTACAAGGCGTGCGGCAACAGCATGGCAGTCCCAGTCATGCGCTGGCTCGGCGAGCGCATCGAGGCGGTCGACAGGCTATAGAGCAGCAGAGCCGCCGGATTCCCGGCGGCTCCACCATTGGAGAACAAATGAATAACATCAAGGTCAAGTCCGTTAAGTTCAGCGGACCTGCAACCATCGTCTTTTTCGATGACGGCACCAAGGCCGTCACCAAATGCAGAGCCGGAGACGAGTACGACATCAACCTTGGAGTGTCGTGGGCTATCTGCAAAAAGGTCGCACGCGATCGTGGACTCACCGTAAGGGATTTGATCACAGCTGTCGTGCCGCAGGAGTCCTACCGAACGATGCCGACTTTTACCACGCGCGTCTCGGTGCGCACCATCGCTCAGCTGTTCTGCGATACCCGCATCGACTTCCTTGTTGATGCGGGTATCGAGGAGTCGCATGACGCAGCCGAGTCCGTGGCCTTCAAGCAGGCCTTCGACGAGTCCCTGTGGCCAGAGAAAGCCTACGCCGGAAAGCGCCCCGGCCCCGGCAACAGCAGGTACAAGCCTCTAATCGACGCGTTTATCGACAGCGGACTGTCAGTCATCAAGCACAAGTACACGACGAGTAGCACCGACTACCGCGTTGGCCGCAAGGCATCAAACAACGTGCAGTCCTGCATCGAAAGTTACATCAGGACAAACGGGCTCTCCGACATTATCCGCGTATATCGGGACAACGGCTACGTCTGCATCGCGAGGATCAACAAATGACGGACAAGAAGAAGCCAGCGGGCAAATGGCACGCCGTATTGCGCGATGACGGCAAGCGCTACGTGAGCGTAACTGCCGCAGCCGTGTCGGTTGCAGCCGCTAAGTCCATGGTCAGCGCGGCCTGCCGAGACGGGAGCATGGTCGGCGGCCACTATTTCAGCTACGAGGAGGACGGACGCCGCTACGCCTGCACCTGCAAGATTTGCGGCAAGGCTTTCGGCGGCGCAGCCAAGAACGCCGTCTACTGCTCCCAAGAGTGCAGGGACGAGGGCAGGCGAAGGATTCACACCTCCAGCAGGTGCCGCAACGGAGTCGGCACCAGGGCTGGCTACGTCTCCAAGAACGCGAAAGTCGATTCGTATCTAAGGATTCGAAACGTAAGGGAGGAATGGAAATGACCGATAGCCGAACCCGAACGCAGGTGCTCTGCGATCTGGTCTGTAAGCTGACCAAGACCATCGAGTTCCTGAGCACCAAGTCGACCAGCAAGTACTCGGGGGCCATGGTCTGCAAGCTCCTCAAGGAGGTTCAGGACGAGGTTTCCGCAGCATTGGGGGCGGCAGAATGAGCGAGTACGCGAGCCATTACAAGCATGGCAGCATCGAGACTGCCGACAAGATTGAGGCCGTCACCGAACTACTCGGAAAGAGCGGCATGGTCGGCGGCGCCTATATCTCGGACGTAGCCCACGCGCTCAAGTACTTCGACCGCGCTGGACTCAAGGATGACTACGACGAGGACCTATATAAGTGCGCAGACTGGCTGCACCGACTTATCACTGGACAGTTTCTGAATGAGGTGAGCGGACGATGATTCAACCGCTGAAAGATAAAGACGGGAACTATATCCCGCTGGACACTATCGAGCTTTACGACGATGACGGAACCGCAGTCGGGCTTGCCGGATTCTTCTACGTGTCGCGTGTCGGAGTGTGGTCTGCAAGTGCCGTTGACGGGAAAACCCTGTTCCCCGATCAGTACCACCTGAACAATCCGACCGTGAAAAAGGACATCGACGAGTTTTTTAAAGCTCTTGAGGCAATTGTCGAAAACGAAAAGTTCCGCAATCTTCTAAAGAACCACTTCGCCGAGCTTAAGGAGCGCTGCGAATGAGTGTCGAGTTGCCAAAAGACCATGAAGGCCGCGAGATTCCACTTGATACCAAAGTGCTGTATGACAACAACGGCGTGAAGTTCAATGTGGACGAGTTCAAACTCTGCGCTTTGCCATCATCACGGACAAGTTTCTGGACAATCAGAGGCGTATTCGAGGACGAAGAGGAGGAATGCAGCTTCTTGCCGCATCTCCTGCATCTAGTCCAGCCCGACAGCTGGAAGAGGCTGCTGGATGACTTGGACAAGGCGGGAAGCAAAACATACTGCGGCGACTGCACCTATTTTGGCAAGAACTCCACCGATTGCGACACGTGCGCCATTGGCGATCTAAGCAGCTGCGACTCAGCTGCCATGCGCGACATTGCAGACCGTATCCGCAAACTGAGGGGTGAGGACTAATGAGTTGCTATTTCTGCGACGGGTCTCGTATTGAATCTATACACGACTTTCCACATCGCGGATTTCCAAACACGACAATTGGGACTATGACTCTGATGCGCCATTACGATGGCGAGCCTATGGTCAAGGTCGAACTGAATACAGATGTGACGCTCGACATCTCAGTAGATGGGTCGTTCCGTGGTTGCGAGGATGTCAGCGTGACTGCTACAGGTTTCATCGAGGGCGTCAGCTACTGCCCATTCTGCGGACGCAAACTGAAGGAGAACGAATGACGACGCACCGGCTCAAGGTCTTTATCAAATACGCCGACGCAATCATGAACGGCACCAAGACGTTCGAGATTCGCAAGAACGATCGGGGTTACGAGGTTGGTGACAAGATCGTATTCAACGTCATTGCGGATGACTGCCATTCCTTCGAAGAGGCGGCAAGGCACCCGCTCAACGGGGCGACCTACCGAATCGACTACATCCTCGATAACTTCGAGGGGTTGGCTCAGAAGTACGTGGCGTTGACCATATCCAAGGAGGGCGAATGACAGCTCAAACTGACTGCGTGTTCTGCGGCAAGCCGCACTTCAACTTCGGCGATGACAACGCGGGTGTCGAGCTGTGGATTGACGAGACACTTGACGGCGAACGCGTTATCGCAATAGACCCGCCGTACGCATGGAGCGTGCCGATTAACTACTGCCCGTTCTGTGGGCGCGACCTCATGAAGAAGGTGGATATTGATTAAACACTTCTGCGACCTTTGCCACCGCGAAATCAAAGGTGAGCCAGTTCATTTTTCGCTGGCTCGAAAAGGCGCACCAGGCAGCGGCGTTTTGCTCACCACCTACGACAAGGAGATTTGCAAGGACTGCTACAAAGCCATCAAGGACACCGTCAAGTCCATTCGTAAGGAGGAAAAATGAGCAAGTACACCATCAACGTTCCCGATGACGAGTTCGGCGAAAACGATGACCCGCTCGCGGAAATCGAAGATGACTTCACCTACTTCATCGACGCGTTCCAGACCGAGGCATACTGCAACTCTGTAGAGGAGTGCTAGGAGAGCCGATGAAAACAATCGACCTTAAGCCGTGTCCGTTCTGCGGCGGCAAAGCCGAATTCGTGTCATCTAGTCCATGCGGAATTGGACCATTCAGCGTTTGCTGCGCCCGCCGGAACCCGTGCTGGATTCATCCGAGTACGGACTACTACGATACGGAAATCGTGGCAGCAGCCATATGGAATAGGAGGCTACTCAATGGAGCTTAAACCCTGCCCGTTCTGCGGACAGCCTGTTTACAAGAAACCGTATACGCGTCAGGGCACAGGCGCATGTATTAGGCAGGGCGTAATTTGTTGCAGTTGCGGAACTGAAATGCGTATACGCACAATCAGCAAACATACTGCCGAGCTGCACGAGCGTCACTTTTGGCGTATTGGTCAAGACAATGCCGTCTATAGTGGCGATGTGAACGACGTTGATGCCGTCATTCAGTTCACCAAGGACGAGCTTGTCAAGCGGTGGAACTCCAGGAGCGACAATGCTTAGCTTCTGGCGCCACCCCATCATCTTCATCAGACGACTGCTGCTGCCGACATGCAGTACGTGCATCAACTACGACAGCGATCGCGGTACTGGGTTCTGCGACTGCAAGGAGTACTGCGACCGCTACGCGAAACTGGAGGGTGACGAACTCGAGCATGCGTTCTGTTCCGAGGTTCGAGGCACCAGGTACTGCAAGTACGAGGAACTTTACTAACAACACAACCAAATAAGGAGGAGGATATGGACTCCAACGCTATCAAGGAGATAGCCAACCAGCTGGGCGTCGGTGCCGACTACCTGCTGAACCACCTATCCGAGTTCGCGCCGAAATGGGCGGCCATGCAGGTCGCCAAGAGCGGTGTCGCCTGCGTTTTTCTGGCGATCGCGCTCGCTGTGGCGATTCGCATACTCATGGGGGCCATCCGATCGAATGACGACAGCGATACGGATTACTGCCATGACGTGACGTGCTGCTACTCAGATGACATAGACAGCACCCTTGTGATTATGTTCTGCGGCATCTTCGCCCTCTGCATGTTCATTGCGCTCATGTGCTGCGCCACTGACCTGGTGACTCATATCGCGTCTCCCGAGGCGGCCATGCTGAATGACATGCTGGAGGCGGTTCAGAAATGAATAAGCGAGCGATGATTTCTCAACCAATGGCTGGTAAGACAGACGAGGAGATCGCGGAGGCGAGGGACAAGGCGCACGCTGAGCTGCGTGAGATGGGCTATGAGTTCGTAAACACACTTTTCACCGACGAATGGTACAGCGACGCAGCCATGAAGAAGCGCGGCGTCGTGCAGATTCCGCTCTGTTACCTTGCGAAGTCGCTTGAGAACATGAGCCTGTGCCATGCGGCCTACTTCTGCAAAGGCTGGGAGAACGTACGCGGATGCCGCATCGAGCATGATGCCGCCGTCGCGTACGGGCTAGAGGTGCTGTATGAGGATTAGCGATGACGAGCGACGCGATGTAGCGGCGAAGATGCGCGAGATATGCCACGTGAATCCCGACGTATCGCTGCAGGGCATGGTGGCATCGGCTATGAACGAGTGCCTGCCGGAGGGCATGGAGTACGGTCCGACGCTCGCCGAGCTGATAGACCGCAAGACCTGTGCAATCGTCGAGAGCTACATGGGAGACAACTTGGAGTTCGTCGAGGAGACGCCGCATCACGTCTTGTCTTGCGGCCACATCGCCTACGGCGAGGATGACCCCATGTTCTGTCCCGTATGCGGAGCGGCGGTGACTGATGATTACCGATGATAAACGCCGCGAGGTGGCCCAGAATCTGCGCGAGCAGGCAGAAAATAGTTACTTCACGCTGATGCAGTGGTGGGATCATTTACAGTTCACAGTAATGGGCAAGGTATATATCACGGCTCCTGAGAAGGTCTACCTTGCCATTGCGGACTTAATCGATCGTCCGACTACCACGCGCCACGGCAAGTTCAAGACCAAGTACGGTAGGCAGACCCCGTGTTGCGAGGTCTGCGGCTACTCAATCGGCGATATGCGGTGGAACCATTGTCCTAAATGCGGGGCGGTGATTACCGATGATTAGTGACGAGGAACGCCGCGAGGTGGCGGCGCGACTGAGGAACCAACTCACATACATGCGAGAAAACGGGGAGTACTACAAAAACGACCGAGACATTGTGGAATGCGGCAACAGCGCCTACCGCAACATCGCGGACTCCGTGGAGAAATACAGCAACATCTTTGTTGGCTATTACATCCCCATCGTCGAAAGGCTTGCCGACCTAATCGACATTCCAACCTGCGTCATGACCAACGTCGGCGGCGACTTCGAGAACTCATTCCAGTGCTCCAATTGCATGAACGAGTTCGACATGCCCGACTACGATCGGTATCCGTACAAGCGCTGTCCTGAGTGCGGGTCGGTGGTCATTGGTGAAGATTAAGAAAGAGCTACGTGGCCAAATCAACGATTTATGTAGAGCCATGCGCGACTCACACGATGACATGTTCGCACGAACCCCTGCGCCGTGTCGTTATTTCGGCGCCTGCAATACCAGCGCTAAGAAGCCGCTCGGGGCATCGTGTGTCAACTGCCGCGCCGAACGTATGGCAACTTTCGACAATACACTAGCCGATGTGGACTGTTACACGCTCATGGTTATCGACTTCCTGAAAAGCTGTGGCGTGGAGGTGGAAGATGAAAGCTAAGCGCACCGTCTACCTGGTCGTCGACTACGGCGGCGAATGGGAGGACAAATGGGATTCTCCCTATATGGCTTTCGACAACGAGCATGATGCCGAAGTGTGCGCCGAGAAGCGATGCAAGCGCAACAGGTACGACGGTAAAGAATGGCCTGAGACATTTTGGGACGAGTACAGCTTCTCAAATGTCGTCCCGATCTCAGTGCTCATGGAGGTAGCTGAATGATGAAGTGTAGGCTCGTCGACAGTTTTTCTGGCGACGACAAGCATTACAGCTGGGACATAGAGAGCGATGGCAGTCTTGTCTACATGATCGACTGCGAGGCAGTTCAAGTTGCCGATGGGCGCTATACGCTTAAGTATTTCGTCTACGACAGCAAGAGCGACAGAGTCAACCGACTGCCGAACCAGTTATTCGTCGGCGAGATAACGGAAAGCATGGCGCTCACTATGATTGCAAGCCACCTCGGTCTAGAGGTCAATGTCGACATAGAGGTTGCTGGTTGAAACATAATCGGAACTATTACAGACAAGGATGATAAAGGATGGATAACTCTAAACGAGCACTCGCCGCGACCGTGGCCTTCATCTTGGCAGTGGTGGGTATTATCGCGACCTTGGGACTATCTGGCTGCACCGAACGTGCTCAGGTCAGCCACAACCTATCCCAAGATGCCGACAACTTTAACGTTCGCCGCCGAGTGACCGTTATCAACATGCGCTCGGACAAGGTTCTGTTGCAGATGGAGGGCTGTCTTTCAATCAAGACAGACACCGAAACCAATGAGCTGAACGTTATCGCCGAGCTGCCCAACGGCGAGTACCAGAAGCATTTCATCTACCTCAATGATTGGACCATGTACACGGTGGAGCAAATCGACTCCACTAAGACCGACAAGTACAACTATGAGTTCAACTTCCTGCCGCAGGAGCTGCCCGGCGTGAAGATCACAAGCAAGGACTAGTCGATCGGAGTGCCCGGCACTATGCCGGGCACTCCGCTTTGGAGGCAACATGGCACCGACTCTCAGGCGCTGCCCTTTCTGCGGCGGCGAGGTGTACGCCCGTGAGGTCATCATCATCGGCGGCACCGAGGAGTTTGAAATCAGGCACAGCGACGAGGATGCGGCCTACAGGGACAACTGCCCGATGGTGGTCGGTCTGTACCCGGACGAGGGCGAGCTGATCGCAGCCTGGAACTGCTCGAAATAGGCTCAAAAATATATTTTATTGAAAGGGGGTCACTATATGGCGGAACGTAGAATGTTCGCCAAGACCATCGTCGAGTCGGACGCCTTTCTCGACATGCCGCTGTCCGCGCAGTCGCTCTACATCCACCTCGGGATGAACGCGGACGACTGGGGATTCGTCAACAACCCGCGCTCAATCCGCAGGATGTGCGGCGCGTCGGAGGACGATTTGAGGCTGCTGGTGGCGAAGAAGTTCATCCTGACGTTCGACTCCGGCGCGGCGGTCATCAAGTCGTGGTGGGTCAACAACTACGTCCGGTCGGACAGGCGCCACGCAACTCGCTACCCAGACGAGTTAGCCACGCTTTACATTGACGAGAACAAATCGTACACGACGAGGGACACGGGCTTACCTGCGGATTTGTTCAAGCCGGTAGCCAAAGTGGATACACTTGGTAGCCAACTGGTAGACAAAATGGAGACACCTGACTGTCAGTTGGTAGACAAAGTGGATACCGAGGTTAGGTTAGGTAAGGTTAGGTTAGGAGAGAGTACTAGTAACTCCTCAAGGGTTGATACTCAACCTAATCCCAAGGGTTTTGGCGCGTGCGCGCCCGAACAACCGAAAAAACGGCGGGCGAAGAAGTTCGTGAAGCCGTCCGTCGAGGAGGTCGCCGAGTACGCCGAGGGTTTCATCAAATCCAGAAACCTGCGATTAACTGGGGAAACGTTCCGAGCCGAAAGGTTCGTCTCGTGGTACGATGCTAACGGCTGGAAAGTCGGCAAGAACCCGATGAAGGACTGGAAGGGAGCGGTCAGGACATGGATTTTCAAGGACTACGTGGACGATTCCGCTGCCTCGACGTCGTCTGACGCCACGGCCCTCGACGCCTTCGACTTCGCCGGGACGCTGTGATGGAGCCGAGGACATGTCCTACCTGCGGTTTCCCCGTGGAGCGCAGGGTGTGGGACTTAAACCGCGAGCTGCTGATTCCCTGCAAGTGCAGGTGCTCGACGCTCGATTCGCGCAGGTCGGAGTGCTTCCCCGTCCCAGAGATGGCGTCACAGACCTTCGCCGCCGACGACGGCAAGTTCGGCAAAGACGTTGTCGAGAAGTGCAGGAAGTACGCCGACAAGCTGCCGGGACTTCACTCGGGGCTGCTGCTGTTCGGGCCTCCAGACAGCGGCAAGACCTTTCTCAGCTGCTGCATCGCCAACGCCGCGCTGGAGAAGGGCATGAGGGTGCTGATGCGCTCGATGCCTTGGGTTCTCAGCCGCAGGTACGGCGATGTGGCCGACACGATCGAGGAGCTTGGGCACGCCGAGCTTCTGGTGCTCGACGACCTCGGGGCGGAGCGTGCCACCGACTACGGCCGCGAAATCGTCTACAGCGTCATCGACACCCGCTACCAGAGCCGAAAGCCGACCGTCATCAGCACGAACCTGACGCGGAGGGAGCTGGCGGCACCCGACGACATGGCCTGCCGCAGGACGTACAGCCGAGTCCTGGAGATGTGCCTGCCGCTGGAGGTGGACACGGGCCGCAGACGCTCGACACGAGAGCGCTACGCGGACATGGCTAAGGAGTTCGGCTGGTGAGTATATCGCTCAAATTGGCTTAGAAAGCCACAGGATTTGATTTAAGGGCACTTTCTGGTTTGAAACCAGTCAGTGTCCTTTTTGTTTAAAACGGGGGCTTAAAACGGCTCTCATTCGTTCGGAAGGAAGTTCTGTTGGACGAGACTGAAACCGAGGCATCGCTCGTGAAGCAAATCGTCGGCGTGATTGCCGCCATCGTCGGCATAGTCATCGTCATCGTCGCCCTGCTCTTGGCCGAGGCGTGGGTGGTCTCCACGCTGCTGTCAATCGCGTTCGGCGTGGAGTGCATGAACCTGTGGGCGCTGGCCGGGCTAATCGCCCTGCTCAACCTGTCCGTCCACGCCAAGAGCGGCCGCTAGTGCTGCGCCAAGGCGAAATCAGCCAGTCGCTCCACGACTTTCGTGGCTATCAGGTCACTGCACGGTCTCTGGAGCGCCTGAAACGCCAGCTCAAGACCACCAAGCCGCAGGTCGGCAAGGAGCGCATCGGCTGGTGCATCGACAGGTGCGAGGAGATTCTGGACAGGGCTTGGGACGACGTCGCCGAAATCGAGTGGACGTGCGGCGACACCGCCTGCCAGCTGGTTGTGCGCCACTTCCTGTTCGACGAGGACTGGCACGACGTGTCCGCCGACATGGGCATACCCTACGACAAGGCCAAGAAGATTGCCTACGCGGCCATCAAGTCTCTCGACTCAAGAGACGTTTGTTAGACTCCGTATGCGATACTAGAAACCAGGTTTTATTGATAGGGGGGTGAAGGTGAAGCGATGCAACTACTGCGGTCGGCTGCTGGACGCGTCCGAGTTCAACCGCAACCGCGCCAACGCCGACGGCCTGCAAAGGAAGTGCCGCGAGTGCCAGCACGCCGACAACAGGCGAAGAGCCAGCGTGTTCGGCTACGCGCAGTACAACCGCTACATAGTCCACGGCCGCTACGCCGACGGCAGGTGATGTCGTGGTACCCGCAGCCGATCGGCGAGCTGGACAGCCCCAGGGTGCGCAGGCTCACGGACTCATGCGGTGCCGAGGGCGCAGGCGTGTGGCTGGCCGCCAAGTGCGAGCTGTACCGCGCCGCCGCCGAGGGCCTTGAGCTGACGTTCGACGAGTTGTCGAGGGCCGTCAGCCGAGATTTGGGCATCAGCCGGAAAAAGTCGCAAAGCGTGCTGGAAACCGCCGCCAAGTGCGGTGTTTTCGAGGTGAAAAACGACGAGAAGCGAACGGTTTCGGGCTATGGGTTCCAGCAGGAGGTCGAGAGATACAACAGCATCTCCGACCAGCGTAAACGCGCCGCCAACGCCCGTTGGTGGAACGATAAAGTATAGGTAATACCCGTTCATAGGAGGTATGCAAATGCATATGCACTTGCATTGCCATAGCATAGCATTACATTACAGGCAGAGCATTGGCTAGGCGTCCCGGGAGCATACTGGCGTCCCTGACGGTCGGCGAGCTGGCCTTCCTGCGGGTCGTGGGCCGCTGGCACCGCGACGGCTCCCCGTTCTGCTCCACCGAGGTCACCCGCAGGGGCAGGGACGAGGACATGAGGCTGTTCCGCAGCATGGGCAGGGACGGAATCGCCGAGGTGTGCGATGGGCTGATAGCAAAGGGCCTCCTGAGACGGGAGAGGGGCACCCACAGGTACTCGCTCACATCTCTAGGGGTAGGGGGGTACTCGGAGTTCAGGGGGTACTCTCCCGAGCTTCTGCGGGACTCCAGGGGAATGGTGCTGCCGAGACGAGATGCAGCGACGGAGGATGAAGCATGACCCAAGGCAGGTACGGGAACAGCCCGAACACGCAGACGCCCGCGAACAACAGCGAGACGATCAGCATGATTCGTGAGCTTATCAGGTGGCCGACCATCGACCCGAGCGACCCCGAGCAGCTGATGCAGCGGTTCGAGGACTACTGCGACCTTTGCGAGCGCCACGACTCCAAGATTCTGGTGAGCGGCATGTGCCAGAGCTTCGGCATGACCCGCAACGACGTCATGGACTGGGCGAAGGGCAAGAGGACCAGGCTGGACAAGATGCTGAGCACCGAATCTGCTGCGGTTTTGAAAAATATTTTGCAAAGTTTGGAAGTTTCTTGGGAATCGGCGATGCAGAATAACGGCTACCGCAACCCGGTGACAGGAATCTTTCTCGGTAAGAACAATTTCGGCTACAGGGACGAGTCCCAGACGGTCATCAAGCACGAAGATGCAGCTCAGGGGCCTACCAAGGCCGAGCTGGAGGCAAAGTACATGGCTGCGCTGCCAGCCGAGGACGTGACGATCGAGAAGGTCGAGGAGCTGCCGCCGAGCGACTAGAAAGCGAAAGACCCCCCTGCAATAAAACGCAGAGGGGTCTTTTTTTGTGCCGACTTTCGGGGCCACTAACGACTTTCGCGGCCACTATATGGTCCCTACGACTTTCGCAGCCACTAAGGGAGAAAAATCCGCCCGGGCGCCTGGGCCTTCACGACTTTCGCGCGCACTATAGGGTTTTCTGGTTCCCGACTTCTGACTATGGCGGAAACTGGCTGGCGAACGGCCGTTTTCTGGTTGCAGGGTTTTGGTTCGATTCCGGGCGTTTTGGTGTATCTAGCTGATATATAGGCGCTCACGGGCCGCGCTGGATATGCCAGTATGAGGCGCTGCAATGCCCCAAAAACGGGCGTAAAAACGTCGGTGGTGTAGTAGTGCCAGGGGCGTAAAAACGGGGCTAAAATCGCCATAGAAACGGGCTAGAACGGGGCGCGGATACGCAGGGCGCGGGCGTTGCATAGGTGTAGGCGTCTCCATAGGTTGAACACAAACGGCCCTGCCATATAGGCGCGTCTGTGGCACTGGTAACGAGGATCAGAAACGAAAAACGGCTCACGGTGTAGGCCGTGAGCCGTTGCAGGGGCATAAAAAACGGCCCCGCCGAAGCAGGGCCGCGCGTTAGTTTTTGAGTAGGAAATATAGGACGAGGACGGGCAGAATCACGGGGGCTAGAGCAATAGCGCCCAGATATATAAAGACGTTTTTCACGGGCTGCACCTCCTTTTTAGTTGATCCTAGCGAAAATATATGAGAGTGCAACGGTACCGAGGACGCCGACGAGGACACCGAGCCAGTACGCATACCAGGTAGACGTTTTGGCAAGCTCGAACAGCATTATTTCGCCCTCCCTGCGTATGCGTCGGAGTACGCGTTACCTGCGTCCTTGAACATGCGACACGGCTCATACAGCTTTTTAATGCGTTCCTGGTATGCGTCGCACTCCTCACGCAGTTTTTGTTTTAGTACGCACATCTTTTTAGCGGCCGCGCGTACCTCCTGCACCGTTGACACTTCTTCGGGTGCATCGAGGCGGGTAACGTTTATGATGGTCGTATCCGGCTGGTTCCAGTCAAACAAACGGAAACAATAACCAGCGTCGTACGCTTCTTTTTTCAGACTCACGTACAGATAAACGTTTTGGCCAAATGAGTTATTGTATACGCTGATTTTCGCCGGGCCGTCGACGTATATGCCGCGCGGCCCATCGCACTCGACGCCGCCTAACTCAACAGCAATAGCGTTTGTTACTTTTTGCACCTGCTTATAGTTCGGCCTGCATCCGTTGATGTACTGCGCGTTGAGGTTGACGAGTTCGGCGGCCGCCGTTGCATAATGCAGGCGCGCGACGTACTTGTAACCCTCAATCAGGTATTTTGAGTAACGCGCAGCCGCGTAGAGTTCGTTAGAGGCGTCCTCAATCTTTTTCAGTTCGTCGCGTTTTTCTTCCCATCCTTCGCCGCTGCGTTTTGCCTGCATATAAGCATCGAGCGCGGCCTTATACTGCTTATTGAGGTTCGACATACTTTCCTCGTGAGTGTCTAGCACTACTTTTTCTGCGGCTGCGAGGTCAAGCATATGTGCGGCCTTCTTGACGGCCTTTTTAACGTCGTCGTTCGTCGTGAGCGTGGTAAACTTCTTCATGGTATCAGTTCTCCATTCTGTACCGTGGCCCGTGCAAGTTCCGTTTGCGCGGGCCGTTTTTATATGTCGATAAACCGGGGTTATTTCGTGCGTACTGGCATAATGAGCATTTGAGCCGCGCCACGCTCGCCAGTGCATTTAACCAAACTGGCCTGATCGGGGCTAAACGTGAATACGGCCCTCTTTTCCTTTTTGTTTGCGATAAGACGCACGGCCTTACATGCGCGCTCGACATAAGCAGCATTGAAGCAAGCAACGCCGGGCGTATCGTTATCGGCCTCGTTAATAAGGCGATCGAGATTATCCGCGCCGGGATACGTGAACGTTTGCAGCACGAACACGTTTATAACTGCGTCAAAATGCGTGAGTTTTAGGGTTCCGTCCTCGACTGCCAGATTGTAAAGCGTATTAGCCTGGAGCTTTACAGATGCAAGGGCTTTAGCGTCGGCCGCGCTCAGCAGGGCCGTAAACTGGCCGCCATCGTCGTTTTTGCAGGTGTAGCGAAATGCAGTAAAGCTATCAGTTGCATACACGCTGACGCTATCAGCAGTAGCGTTAATCAATACGCAGGTAAGCGCCGGGCGATCGTTCTTACCATAGGTAAACAGCGCGGCGGCCTTGATGGCGGCCTTTAGTTCGTCGTTGTAGTTGATGTTGTTAGCCATTTCGTTTCGTCTCCTTGATAGGTGTTATCCGTTCGTGCGATCGGATATAGGCCATAACCGTTCGCATAGCCTGTTTTAGTTTTCGATCCTCCTTGTAGATATAGGCTATATCCGTTCGTTGTTGTCGAGCCGTGAACCGTTGAGTTTGTGGCCCGCTGCTCGACTAGTTGCACTATAGCACCTAATAAACGAGGGGTACCGGGCAGTTTTTCAATCCCAGGCAACCCCGCTACTAAGCCCCCCGACCGCCGAAAAATACAAAAAGGCCTTTACAGCCGAACGGTGATACCCTATATTGTCGGTAACGGAAGGAGAACCCATGAACTACTCGGACGCATACAAGCAAATCATGAAATCGCGCGGATACACCCAGCGTGAGCTTGCCGCCGTAATCGGCATAGCGCAGGGTTCGCTGTCATGCTCGCTCAAGGACGGCAACCCGACGCTCTCGACGGCTGGGAAGTATCTGCAGCCGCTCGGATACAAGCTGGCTCTGGTGCCCGTAGGCTCTAGGATGCCGGATGGCTCTCACGTATTGGACTGTTAGGGGAGAATGGCAGGCCGCGTGCTCGCGCTCACGGCCTGCCGCCACTTTTTTGCGCTGAGTGGCTGATACTAGGAGTATTTTAGATGATTTACGGTTACGCCCGAGTGTCCACGAAAGGGCAGCTCAGGGACGGAAACTCGCTAGACGCCCAGCATGAGTCGCTGACCGAGGCCGGATGCACAGAGATAGTGCAGGAGGCGTTCACGGGCACCACGACCGACCGACCGGAGTTCGATGCCCTTCTGGACAGGCTCCAAGACGGCGACACGCTCGTCGTGACCAAGCTCGACCGAATCGCGCGTACCGTGACGGGTGGCTGCGAGGTCGTGAGGTCGCTCCTCGACCGTGGAATCACCGTCCGCGTGCTCAACATGGGCACATTGGACAACACCCCGGTTGGCAAGATGATGGTCTCCGTCATGTTCGCCATGGCCGAGTTCGAGCGCGACATGATTGCTCAGCGCACAGCGGAGGGCAAGGCCGTCGCCAAGCAGAAACCGGGCTGGCGCGAGGGCAGGCCTCCCGCCGACGTGGATATAGAGGAGTTCAAGCGTCACGTGGCGCTGGTGAAGGCCAAGAAGGAGAAGCGCCGCGACGCCTGCGCACAGCTCGGCATAGGCGTAAGCACCTACACGAAGATAAGGCGCAGACTGATCGATTCAGGAGAGCTGGAAGGCTAGACGCAAGCCCCGTGGGGATTCACCCTGCGGGGCTTTTTCTTTGCCGCACGAGCGGAATCCGCGCCGCCGCGACCCTATGCGGCATGGATGCACTCACCAGGAACATACTCAACTACATCTCACTGAACCCGAGGGACATAGGCGCCTACCGTGACCTCGTGTCCATGCAGCGCCAGCGCAGGCATGACGGGACGGACGAGCACGACGCCCTGAAAGCGTCGCTCGACGCCGTGATTGCCGCTATGCGCGGCGGATGGGCCGACGTCGAGGGCATCTCGGCCCTCATGGAGGCGCACCGCGACCTGCTGACGCTCGACGGCAAGTGGGACTTCGACTCTTTCGCGCAGGCGATGGAAATCGACCGAACCCCGGACAGCAGGCTCTGGCTCCCAAGGCGAAAGCAGCTGTGGAGGCTGTATCAGGAGCTGCAGTGGTTCGAGACGGACTCGAACGCCGAGTTCCTGAGCGTTTCCATGCCGCCGCGTACCGGAAAATCGTCCAACTGCTCGATGGCAATGGTTTGGCACCTCGGGCGCGACCCGCTCCACTCAAACCTGATGACGGCGCACTCGGACAAGCTGACCAAGCACTTCTACCAGCAGTGCCTACAGTTCGTAATCGACCCCGAGTACCGGTTCTCCGAGATTTTCCCCGACTCTCCGCTCGTGTGGCAGTCCTCGGAGGACGAGGCCTTCTCGCTCAAGAAGCACGGCGCATACCCGACATGCACCTGCCGATCGGTCGAGGGCACCCTGACGGGCGCAGTCGAGGTCGGCGAGGGCGGCTGGCTGTACGCGGATGACTTGGTTAAGGACCTGGAGGAGGCAATGTCCCCGCGCCGACTGCAGGGCAAGTGGGAGGCCTACATCAACCAGTGCTACGACCGCCGAAAGACAGGCTCCAGGCAGCTCATGGTCGGCACGCGATGGGACGTGAACGACCCCATCGGCCGCATGACCCGTCTCCACGAGGGCGAGAGTGGGTTCCACATCCTAACGATTCCGGCGCTCGACCCGATCTCTGGCGAGAGCAACTTCGACTACCTGTACGGCGTCGGTTTCGACCGCAAGTACTACCTGGACATGCAGCGCACCACGGACAGCGCGACCTATGCCGCCAAGTACGACGGCACGCCGTTCGTCCGAGAGGGACAGCTGTACAGCCCGGACTCCCTTGAGCGCTATCTGGAGCTGCCCGCAGGGGAGCCGGACCGCGTCATGGCCGTCGTCGACACCAAGGGCGCCGGAGAGGACTACTGTGCCATGCCGATCGCCGCGCAGTGGCGTGGCTCCGACAAGTGGTTCATCGTCGACTTCCTGTGCGACCACTCCGCGCCCAAGACCGTGAACCAGCGACTCGTGAACTTCATCGACCGCTACGGCGTCCAGCAGGCGCGCTTCGAGTCGAACGCAGCAGGCGGAAAGGTCGCCGAGGACGTCGCTGACATGCTCAAGGAGAAGGGGACGCTGTGTGCCGTCTCCAAGAAGTACACCGGGTCGAACAAGGAGACCCGAATCCTCGCAAGCTCGACGTGGGTCATCGACAACTGCGTTTTCAGGGACACGACACTCTATGAGCCGGGTTCCGACTACTCGATCGCCATGGGCCAAATCACCTCTTACGTGCTCGACGGCAAGAACCAGCACGACGACGCGCCGGACGCGCTGTCGATGCTGGCCGACTTCCTGAGCAAGTCGCGCCGCGCGAGGGCGCGCGTCACCAAGAGGCCGTTCTAATCCGGCACGAAGGTTTTCGGTGCCGAACCGAACATCTCCCAATAGGGGCGCAATCCCCATCGAATCGCTGCTGGCTGGCCGTTTTCACCTCCTTCCTTCCGGCCAGCCAGCATCGAGCGAGAAGCGGAGAAAAGTTGGCTGAGAGCTACAGCGAATCTGAAAACAAGGGCATCCAGAGCACCCTGCTCCACGGCAGGCGCCGTATCGTGTGCGGCGAGCAGAACATCACCGCCGCGAACGTGCGCGAGGTGCTGGACCGCTCGACGATGGTCCACAGCTGCAACTCCTCCGACATCGACTACCTGTGGAGGTATTTCCTCGGCTACCAGCCGGTCATCGACCGCAAGAAGGAAGTCCGTCCCGAAATCAAGAACATCGTCCTGGAGAACAGGGCGTACCAGATTGCCAAGGACCGCGCCGACTCGCTGGCGGGAGAGCCTATCGCGTACAGCGCGCACGGCTCCTCCAAGGACTGCGAGGACGTCGAGCAGGTCAACGACGAGCTGAGCCACAAGGTCCAGCAGCTCAATGACTTCTGCATCGCCGCCGACAAGCACGCCTGCGACATGGAGATTGTCCAGTGGATGTGCGTCTGCGGCGTCGGCTACAGGCTCGTGCTCCCGAACTCGGGAGACGGCAAGACCATCGACGAGGAGCAGCCCTTTAAGGTCGCATCGCTCGACCCACGCAGGACGTTCGTTGTCTACACCAACGACGCGTTCCATGAGCCTCTGTACGCCGTCACCTACGTGCGCGACGACGTCACCCAAGAGCCAATCTACAGCATCTACACCGACCGACTCGTATTCACGGTCGACAGCGACTCCGTAAAGACGGCCGCGAACCCGCTCGGCATGGTGCCGATCATCGAGTACGACGCCAACTCAGAGCGCATGGGCGTTTTCGAGGCCGTTCTGAGCCTGCTTGATGCAATCAACGAAATCGAGTCCAACCGAGTCGACGCCATCGCGCAGTTCGTGCAGGCGCTGCTCGTGCTGGAGAACGTCGAGTTCGAGGACGATGACGCCGAAACGGGCTTCAAGAAGCTCATGGAGATGGGGTGCCTGCAAATCCGCTCCACGGACGAGAATAAGGCATCGGTGCAGATGCTGACCTCCGAACTCAACCAGGACCAGACCCAGACGCTCGTGGACGCGCTCTACAAGACCGCGCTCTCCATCTGCGGCATGCCCTTCAACGTGGGCGGCTCCGGCTCCACTTCGGACACGGGCGCCGCCGTCACCATGCGTGATGGCTGGTCGAACAGCGAGAGCCGCTGCAAGGAGACAGAGGTCCACTTCAAGCGCGGCGAGCGCCTGTTCCTGCAGGCCGTCGCAACCATCCTGGATACCTCCATCAACCTCGGACTCAGGCCGCGCGACGTGGATATTAAGTTCACTCGCCGCAATTACGAGGCAATCCAGTCCAAGGCGCAGGTGCTGTCGACCATCCTCGGCTGCGGAAAGGTGCATCCACGACTCGCGTTCGAGTACTGCGGCATGTTCCCTGACCCCGAGACGGCATACGACCTCTCGAAGTCCTACGCGGACGAGCAGGCGCAGCGCCAGATGGAGCTGGCCCAGGCCAAATCGGTCAACCCCGGAGACGACTCCGGTGCAGATAGCAATGCCGGGAAACCCGGCGAGTCCGCAGGCGGCAGCGTCAGCGCCGCAGGCAAGGGGACGCGACCCCCGTCAACAAAGCGTAGCCAAGGAAAGGAAAGCAACTAAATGAATCGTGACCAGCTCAAGTCCCTGCTCGGCGAAGGTGCCTCCAAGGAGGTAATCGACGCGATCATGCGGGCCAACGGCGAGGACGTCAACGCCGGAAAGGCCGCAATCGAAACGCTGAAAGCCCAGCTGGAGGAGGCAAACGGAAAGATTTCGTCCCTTGAGGACGAGGCCAACAAGAACCTCACGGCAGACGAGCAGTGGCAGAAGCAGCTCGACGCCGCGAACGCGACGGCCAAGCAGGCCCTGCGCGACCTCAACGAGGCCACCGCAGCTGCGGTTTTCGCAGGCGCTGGCATGTCCGAGGACGAGTACAAGCCGTTCATCGGCTCCGTCATCGGCGGCACCCGCGACGAGACGACCGCAGCCGCAAAGGCAATCGCCGACGTCGTGTCCGCCAAGGCCAAGGCCGCAGCAGACGACGCGAAGAAGCAGGCGCTGGCAGCTATGCCACAGCCGCAGGGCGGCGAAGAGGGCAACGGCGCGATTACGACCAAGAAGCAGTTCAGGGCCATGAGCGACACCGAGCAGATCGCTTGGAAGCAGCAGAACCCCGACGCATGGAAGAACCTCTCTTAGAAAGGCATTAAATGGCTGGCAAACTCTACATGGCCGACAAGACCTTCCCGTTCGACGAGGACATTTTCTTCGCCGACTACCAGGACGAGCCTGACCTTGTCAAGAACGTCCTCGTGACCTCGGGCATCATGGTCGACGACCCGCTTATCAAGTCCAAGGTCAACGCCGGAAACCAGTTCACCATCCCGTTCTACAACGCCCTCGACGAGGCCGACGAGCAGAACTACGACGGCGTGACCGACATCACCCTGTCCACCATCGGTGCCAGCTCGCAGACCGGTTACGTCTACGGCCGCGCCCACGGCTGGTACGCCGACGACTTCCCGCAGGACTTCACCACCGCCAACCCCATGGCCGCCATCGCCGCCCGTGCCGCGAAGTGGCGCCAGACCAAGCGCAACAAGCGACTCGCCGGAATCGCCGAGGCAGTCCTTGGCGCCAAGGGCATGACCGACCACACCGTCACCGTCGACACCCTGACCGCGACCACGCTGTCCGATGCCGCCCAGAAGGTCTACGGCGACAACAAGTCCACCGTCAAGCTCGCCCTCATGCACTCCTCCGTGGCCCAGGCATTCGAGGACATGGAGCGCGTGGACTACCTCAAGTACACCGACCCCAACGGCGTGACCACCGACCTCAACGTCTACCAGGTCAACGGCCTGACCGTCCTCGTGACCGACGAGATGCCGCACACCGCAGCCGTCACCAGCGGCACCACCAAGCCCGCCACCTATACGACCTACCTGTTCGGCGAGGGCGCCTTCCGCTACGCCGACATCGGCGTCGCTCGCCCCGTGTTCAACGGCCGCGACGAGCTTAAGCGCGGCGGCACCAGCTACCTCGGCTACCGCCTGCGCGAGGCCATCCACCCCAACGGCTTCAACTTCACCGCTCCCAAGGAGACCGGAGCAAGCAACCCGAACAAGGGTAACCCCGTCATCTCGCCGACCGACGCCCAGCTCGCCACCGCAGGCAACTGGTCGCTGGCCTACAGCGAGCACCGCGCCATCCCGTTCATGAAGCTCGTCACCCCGGGCGTCGCTTAGAACATGCTTAGCGACGAGGACAAGCTGAAACAGGTCTGTGCCCTCACGGGAGCAGGGCAGGAGGCAGACGGCGGGCTGATCGCAGCCTACCTGTCTGCCGCCCGCTCCCTGATTCTGGAGACGCGCAACCCGTTCGCCGACGACCCTGACTCGGTCGCATGGGAGCCTAGGTACGACTCCCTGCAGTGCCTGATGGCTGCGGACATGTACAACTGGCGCGGTGCCGACAACGAGATTACGCACGTTGAGAACGGCATCACCCGCACCCGATCGAACGCAGGCGTCTCCAAGCAGCTCCTGCAGCGCATCGTCCCGCGATGCAAGTCGAGGTCCGTTCAGTGAGGTGCATGGAGCGCAACAGGCGCGCCATGTGGCTCTCGAAGCCCTCTCGCACCGAAATCATGGACGGCGAGTACGGCACGGGCGAGTACGTCAACGGCTGGTCCGACCCGGTCGAGGTCCGCGCGAACGCGTCCGCTCCCAGCGGCGACAGCTCCTCCAGCCCGTTCGGAACGCAGGTCTCCTACGACCTGCAGCTTGTGGCCGAGTCGAACCGCTGGGGCATCGACGAGGGCGACCGCATGTGGCTCGGCGACAAGCCCGAGCTGCTGGCTGACGGCCAGCCATCCATGTCCGGCGCGTACGAGGTCAAGCGCGTGTCCCCGTCGCTCAACTACTGCGCGTTCGGACTCACAAGGGTCGACGGACGATGAACCTCACGGCAGAGCTGTCGTACAGCTCGCTCGCGGCGCTTGAGAAGCGGCTTCGAGGATACGCGGACGGACTCGACGAGAAGTCGGGCCAGCTTGCGGAGGAGCTTGCCGAGGCTGCGGCCGACACGGCAAAAGAGCTGTGCCCTTCTACGCGCGTGAACGAGACGATCGGCTCCCGCAGGACTGCGGACGGTGCGGAGGCTTTCGCCAACGGCCCAGTTCTGTCGCCTGCCGACGGCTCTTACGAGGTTCCCCTGAGCCACATCCTGGAGTTCGGTTCGGGCATCCGTGGAGACGCCGCGTATGGCGCGGAGAACGGCTACACGGTTAACCAGAGCGGCAGGGGAGAGTCCGGCTGGACCTACCCGAAGGACGACGGCTCTTTCGGCTTCACGCACGGCCACATCGCCAGCAGGTTCATGGGCGCCGGAGCGGACGAGGCGCGTTCCGAGGTCGTCAATACAGCCAAGAGGATTTTCAAGTCATGAACGACCACTCCACACGAATCTTCAACTACGTGCGCCAAGAGGTGACCAAGAGGTGCCCGAAATGCACCGTCACCTCGAGCGCGATCAACTCTAAGGACTCACAGCTACCAGCGCTGCTCGTCAAGTTCCGGTTCCCCGGCGAGGACGAGAGCACCCGCGACAGCTCCGGCGTAGAGCTGTGGACGCGGACGGTAGTGGACGCCCAGTCGTTTTCCGGCACGAGCGTTTTTGAGGCACGAAACATCCTAGTTGCAGCGGACGAGGCGCTGGCCCGTTGCGGTTTCCGCAGGTCGAATTGGACGGAAGTTGCCGATGCCGACCCCAGCGTTCGCCGTCTCGCTGCGACTTGGCGCGCAAAGCTCGACAAGTCGGGCACCGTTGCGCCTTGGTAACTTGAAAGGAAAATACATGGCAGCATCCACCACCCCCACTGCAACCATCAACACCTATTTCTTCCACTTTAAGGGCCTGACCGCCGCCCCCACCTCGACCGACTTCGCCAAGGCCGAGAACGTCGTGAACATCAAGAGCTACAGCGACCTCGGCGGCGAGCCTAACAACCTCGACGCCACCACGCTCGCCGACGACACCCAGAAGAGCATCAAGGGCGTCAAGAAACTGGAGGCCGTCAAGATGACCGCCAACTACACCAAGGGCGATTCCACCAAGCTCGCTGAGCTTGAGAAGCTTGGCGAGGGCGAGTGGTGGGCAATCGTCATGGGCGTCAACGCCGCTGGCAAGCCCGATGGCCATGACGGCATCTACTACTGGCAGGGCGGCCTGAGCTACTACGAGAACGGCGGCGAGGTCGATAAGGTCCGCGAGACCACCATCGTCGTCTCCACCGTCACCGCGCCCAAGCTCCTGCCGGACGCTGCCTAGACAGAACCGAACCGATAGGGATTGCAAACCTAAAGAAAGGTAAGACATGGACGAGAACATCGAGAACACCGAGACTGCCGAGGACATCAACATCGCCGCCAAGGCGCTTGAGGACATCAAGGGCCACGACAAGATCGTCATCGAGGACGAGGAGACCGGCACCGAGTACACCCTGTGCTACTCCCGCAAGATGGTCAAGGACATGGAGAAGAAGGGCATCACGTCGCAGTACGCCACCGAAATGCTCTCTCACAGCACCCTGACCTCCCTTGAGAAGTTCATCAGCGACTTCGTCATGCCCGCGTTCAAGAAGGAGCAGCCCAAGATTACCTTCAACGAGGTTCTTGGCATCTGGCAGGGTATCGAGGACAAGCCGTACATGATTGCACTGCTCGTCGCGCTGTTCAACCAGCCGATGACCGCACTTATCGAAAACCCTACCGAGTCCCGAATGAAGTTCCGTCTGGTCTAGCCGGGGAAGATAAGAAACCTTCCGATGGAGGGGAGCGCTATACGGGCGAGTGTCCTTTGGGACATGCGTTCGACATGGCGCTCCCCTCTGCCATTTCATTCGGGATGACCGTCGAGCAGTACTGGGACGGCGACCCTTGGCTGTACGCTGCTTTCAGGGAGTCCCAGAGGCAGCGCGACGAGCGCGGAGAGTGGGAACGCTGGCAGATGGGACTCTACGTCTACAACTCCATCGCGTCGCTCGTCCCGGCGCTCAACCCGTTTGTCAAGAAAGCTAAGCCAGAGCCTTACCCGGAGGAACCTTACGGCATCACGTCGTCTAGGACTCCCGAGGAGACTGCGGCGCACGAGGAGAAGGCGGCGCACGAGAAAATGGCTTTATGGCTCATGGGACATGGGCCAGCCTAGTGTAAGCACGGCGGGATTGCGCCCCCAGAAATGGGGTAGCCGTGGCAGAAGCCAGCATCGACCAGCTGCGAATCTCTATCGAGACCAAGGCGGACAACGCCCGCAGCGCCGTCAGAGGCCTAGCCGATGACGTAAAAGAACTCAAGACGGGCACTCGCGGCGTCGGCACGTCGCTGTCCAAGGTTGCGGACGGCATTGGGAAGTTGTCGTCCGCCCGCGTGGACAGCAAGAATATCGCCGCAGTTGCGGACGCTGTCCGACAGCTTCAGGGAATCAAGATTTCCTCAACCGTGGCGAAGAACGTCTCGGCGATAGCGTCGGCAGCGTCGCAGATGAACAGCTCTGCCCAAGTGCGCGAGACGGTCAACTCCGTCCGCTCGCTGTCCGGACTCAAGCTGTCCTCGAGCATCGCCAACCAAATCAGGAAAATCGCCGCTTCGATCGCGGAGATGAACCAGGTCAGCTTCGACGCGACAAAGTTCCACAGCCTGTACACCTCGCTCGCGGAACTGAGCGCACTGCCGAGGTCTAACCTCGGCTCCACCGTCAACGCGCTCAAGAAGCTCCCGGAGCTTGCCGCTTCGCTCGACAAGATGGACATGTCGTCCTTCCGCGCCGCCTGCGCTGCGATCAACGACTCTCTGGGCAAGCTCCCGGAGAAGTTTGCAAGCGTCGCGTCCGGTTTCAGGACAATCAAGAGCGCGTCCAAGAGCTTCGGCGCGAGCACGGCCAGCGGCAGCAAGCAGGCCGAGTCCTCTCTTGACAGCTTCATCTCCAAGCTGCGCACCTCGGCATCGGTCATCCGTGCTGTGGCGACCGTCGCCTCGACCCTCTACAAGGTCGGGCAGGGCATCGCCTACTGCGTCGACCAGTCCAACCGCTACATCGAGAATATCAACCTCGCCGACACGTCCCTCGGCCAGTACGCCGCCACCGCGCATGAGTACGCAAACGCGGTGCAGGCCGCGCTTGGCATCAACTCGGGCGAGTTCCTGAAAAACCAGGGCACGTTCATGACCATGGCGCAGGGCATGGGCGTCGCTGCCAACAACGCGTACACCATGTCCAAGGGGCTCACGCAGCTGTCCTACGACCTCGCGTCCTTCTTCAACATCAGCAACGACGAGGCGTTCGAGAAGGTCCGTTCCGGTCTCGCCGGAGAGATTGAGCCGCTGCGAGCGTTGGGCTATGACCTGACCACCGCGCGCCTGCAGCAGGAGGCCTACAACATGGGCCTCAACGAGCAGGTGTCTAAGATGACGCAGGCCGAGAAGGCCATGCTGCGCTACAAGGCGATAATGTCGCAGGTCAGCTGGGCGCACGGCGACCTCGCAAAGACCGCCGCGTCCCCTGCAAACCAAATCCGAATCCTCAAGAGCCAGATGCAGACCGCCGCGCAGGCGATTGGCAACGTTTTCCTGCCGATGTTGAAGGCCATCATCCCGGTGGCCGTCGCGGTCGTAAAGGCTGTGGCGACTCTCGCAAACCTGCTGGCGAAGGTGACTGGCGGCACCGCAATCGCAAACATGGGCTTCGGTGACGGCGGTGCATACGAGGGCACCGCCGCAGCAGCGGATGACGCTGCAGACGCCATCGACAACGCTGGCAATGCGGCAGGCGGCGCTGGCAATAAGGCCGGAAAGGCCGCAAAGCAGGTCGAGGAACTGAAGCGTCAGCTCATGGGCTTCGACGAAATCAACAAGTTCAATGAGACCTCAAGCGGCTCCGGCACTGGCGGTTCCGGTGGCGGCGGTGGCGGCGCGGGCGGTGGCAGCGGTGCCCCGAACATTTCCGACATCAAGCTCGATGACTACGACTGGGCGCTCGGAGACGGGCTGACCGACAAGCTCTACGACGAGATAATGGACATGCTGAACCGCATAGGCAAGGCGTTCCAGCCGCTCGTCGACGACTTCAAGGTCCTCGCAAAGGCAATCCAGCACCAGTTCGACGGACTCGACATCGTCGGCGCGGTCAAGAACGAGATTGCTGGCGTGGCGAACCTAATCAGCAATACCGTGCGACAGCTCGTTGAAATCATGGGTCCGCTTATCGTTGCGTTCAACTTCCCCGAGACAATTGCGCTGTCGTTCGACCTCGCGGCGCAGATGTGCCTGACGCTGTCCGCCGCGATAAACGGCGTCGGCACCATGATTAAGGGCTTCACCGACACGGCGCTCATTCAGCTGGTCGCCTGGATTGGCGACAAGCTGCGCGGAGCCATTTACCTGTGCATCGACGTGCTGCAGAGCTGGCAGGACTGGTTCATGCGAAACGTCGACGCCTTGGGCAAGCTCGGTCAGGCTGCTGGCATCGGTGCCTCGCTCGTCCTGCATCTGGCCGAGGCAGTCGCGGACGTGGCGTTCACCACGGCGGCCGTGGCTTTCCAGGCTATCAACACCGTACTGCAGGTGATGCTCGAGCTGCTGGTCAACAGCGAGCCAGCTCGCGTCGCTGCGACGATGCTCGGTGCCGTGCTGACCGCCCTTGCGATTACCAACGGCATTGCCAGGGGACTGCAGGGCATCGGCGCTGCTTTCACCGCTATGGCTGGAATCATCAACGGTAAGTCGACCGAGTCCTCAAACAAGGTAAAGCTGCTCTCGACCGACCTTAAGTCGAACCTCAAGTCTGGCGCTGAGAGCGCTAAGGAAGGTCTTGGCAAGCTCGCGTCCGCTCTCGGAATCTCGAGGGACAAGACCGATCTCGCTGCAAAGGCGACTGAGCACGCAAAGACTGTTACAGCAGACGCCGCAGATGCGCTCGCCAATGAGCGAACCAAGCTGAACGAGGCCCGTTCCGCTCTCGTCGAGAATGCGACATACGCCGAGAAACTTGGCGCCAAGACTCAGGCGATGCGAGTAAAGACTGCTGAGAGCAATCTTGCCTTGGAGCAGTCCAAGGACAAGCTGAACTCCGCTAAGCTGGCCGCGATGCAGTACGCCTCCGGTCAGGACAAGTCCGCCGCGTCCGCTGGCAAGCTGGCTGCCGCCGAACTCAAGGCTGGAGCCGAGGTCGCCGCCAACACCGCCAAGCTCGGCGCGAGCACGGTCGCGACTGGAGCGATGACCGTAGCCGAGACTGCGATGACGGTTGCAAAGACGGCTGGTGCGGTCGCTCAGGGCCTGTTGAACGCAGCTATTGCCGCGTTCCCCGGCATGGTGTTCGTTGCCGCACTCAGCGGCATCTTGTCACTGCTGCAGCCAATCATCGACGGCATCGGTAGCGCCGTGCTCGGTTTCCTTGGCCTAAGCGACGCCACGGGGGAGGCAACCGACTCCACCAAGGAGGCCAACGAGGTTCTGTCCGAGGAGGAGCAGCAGGTCAAGGACAACGTCGATTCCATCAAGGAATACGAGCAGTCCCATGACAACCTCGCCGACGCGCTCGCAATGGCAGGCTTCTCCGAGCAGGAGTTCGCACAGCACCTCGCTGACACCGGAATGACGTTCGACGATGTTGCGCAGCAGATTGACAACTTCTCGCAGAAAACCATCAACAGCTTCGACGCGATCGAGACCGGTTCGAGCATGTCGCTTGAGACCGTCAACACCAACCTTGCCAATAACCTCGCTGTGCAGCAGCAGTGGTCCGACAACCTGATTCAGCTGTGCTCTATCACGGGCTGGAGCATGAACAGCTCTATGGTTCAGGCGCTGCGCGACGCTGGTCCCGAGAAGATGGCGACGGCGCTGCAGGAGGTCGTCAACAACCCGACCAGCGCACAGTCGCAGCAGTTCATCCAGCAGCTCGAGGACGCCGCGAACTCCGGTACCGATTCGTTCGCCAACGCACTCGGCGCCGGTTCAACCAAGTCCAGCGCGGCTGGCAAGAAGAACGCCAAGGGCGCCACGGACGGCGTTAAATCCGAGAAGGAGAACACCAAGTCCGAGGCCAAGAAAACGTCCGAGGAGACTGCCCAGGAGTTCGCGTCCGCCAAGAAGCAGGCCAAGACCAGCGGCGAGACGATGGTGAACAACTTCGCCAACGGCATCAACGCTGGAGCGGCTAACGTAAAGTCCAAGGCGCAGGGCGTGCGCGACAAGGCCGTCACGGGCTTCAACGGCGGCACGGGCTACACCAAGGCGAAGTCCGCAGGCAAGAACATGTCCGGCGGCTACGGCGACGGCATCAGCGCCGGGGCAGAGTCCGCAGCAAGCGCGGCACGCGGCGTGAGCAGCAGGGTCGTGTCCGCTTTCCGATCCAGCACTGGAACGGCCCACAGCGCCGGAACCGCCGTCATGAACAGCTACAGGAGCGGCCTGTCGAACGCCGCCAGTGGCGCGGTGTCGGCTGCGTCCAGCGCGTCCAACAGGGCGGCGAACGCTTTCCGCAACGGCAGCGGAACTGCCAGCAACTCGGGCAGGGCGCTCGGCAACAGCTTCAAGAATGGACTCCGTGGCGTGAACGCAAGCTCCGCCGCGCATTCCGTCGCGGCATCCGGCGAGAGCGGCCTGCGCGACTACCGAGGCTGGTACGAGAACGCCGGTAGGTACGTCGGCTACGGATTCGATGACGGCCTGTGGAGCACACGCTGGACCATCTACAACACCGCAGAGGTCATTGCGACCAACGCTGCTAACAGGATGCGCCGTGCGCTGCGAATCCACTCACCGTCCCGAGTCACGATGGAAATCGGCGGCTACTTCGGCGAGGGCTTCGCAATCGGCATCTCCGACAGCGCCAAGACGGTGTCCGACGCCGTTACCGACATGACCGCCCAGTCGCTCGACGCCACGAAGGAGGCCGCGAAGTTCGGCGAGAACGTCGGCAAGGCCTACGGCAACGCGATCGGCGACGGCTTCGACGGCTCCAAGGTGGCGTCCATGCTGGAGAACTCCGAGAACCTTGCTCGCTCCACCTCGGCGTCCACGTTCGACGGTTCCTCCAGCCGATACACCTCGCACGAGGGTTTCCCGACCTCATTCGAGACTGAGACTGCGGTAAGCGCCATGACCAAGGCCATGGTGCAGTCCGCGATGACCACCGGGCAGCTCGGCGGCCAGCAGGCAAACGGCGGCGGAGATACCACCATCGTCCTGCGGGTCGGCAACGAGGACCTTGCCCGCGCGGTCGTCAAGGGTAACGAAAGCCTCGCGCGTCGAGGCGTGGTGAGTTTGGAGTAGCCACTTGGCAATCCTGAGTATCGGGGCGAGCGCCGACGGCGTGCGCCCCGTCTCGCCCGACCCGTCCTCGCTCGAATGGGGCCTGCAGGACGTGTCCGGCTCCGATGCGGGACGAGTCATGGACTCGACCGCGACCATGTACAAGCAGCGCCTCTGCCAGAAGCGCAAGCTCAAGTGCACTTGGGCGCAGCCGACTGCCGCCCAGGTTGCTGCAATCCTGCAGGCCGTCAACCCCGAGTACATCTACGTCCGCTACTGGGACGCGATGGACGGATGCATGGAGACGCGCTGCTTCTACGTCGGCGACCGCTCCGCCCCGCTCCAGTACGTCTGGGTCAGCGGAACCCGATACAAGACCCTCAGCTTCGATTTGATCGAGAGGTAGCCCATGCTCAGCATCAGCAGCGAGTACGAGCTGTCCCTTAACGAGAACTCGAACCAGCTTATCAAGGCGAAAATCACCTTCGCCGACAATACCGTGCGCGAGCTGACTGGAGACGACATCGTCGCCTGCGATTTCGACCAGCAGGTTTCATCCGACAGCTCGTTCGACATCGGCACGGCGATTATCGGCCAGATGACCATCACGCTCAACAACCACGACGGCAGGTTCGACGCCTGCGACTTCACCAAGGCGCAGTTCGTCGTCTGGGTCGGCAAGCAGCTGTCCAAGGGCACTGAGTGGATTCAGCGCGGCGTCTACACCGCCAACCAGCCCGACTCCTACAACGGAACCATCGCCATCTCGGCGCTCGACAACATGTCCAAGTTCGAGAAGCCGTTCAGGACGTTTCTCGCGTCCGTCGGCGCCCTGCAGGGGGCGAACGCATCCGTCCGCACGCTCCTGACCGACATGTGCAGGCACTGCGGAGTCACTTGGGCCGATAGCGGGGACAAGGCGTTCGACACAAAGTTCGAGTACGGCTACGTCGACAGCAACGCCACGTGCAGGCAGGCTCTGGCGTACGCATGTCAGGCGCTCTGCGTAAACGCCTCCATCACCAACGACGGCAGGCTCAGGACGGTCTGGTACGACTCCGCTCCGTTCGAGGCGGAGTCCGACTTGGACGGCGGCCAGTTCGACTCTGCCAAGCCCTACGCAACGGGAGCGTCCAAGGACGGCGGCAACTTCACCGACTACTCAAGCGGCGCGTCCGCAGACGGTGGCACGTTCTTCACCAACAGGAACGTCCACAGGCTCTATGCCTTTAGCAACATCACGGTCAACACGGATGACGTCGTAATAACCGGGGTACGCGTGACCGAGCGCAGCGTCACGGTCGGAAGCAAGACGACCAACGGCGGCACCTACACGGTCGGAACCGAGGGCTACGTGCTCGACGTGAGCAACAACCCTCTGATCATCCCGGGCACTGGCAAGTCCGTCGCAGACCGCATCGGTGCCAAGGTCATCGGTCTTAGGTTCAGGCCGTTCAGCGGCAAGCACATTTGCGTCCCGAGCCTGGAGGCGGGGGACTGTGCCTACGTCATCGACCGCAAGCATAATGTCTACAAGACTTACGTGACTCGCGTGAAGTACTCCGTGAACGGCGGCATGACCGTCTCGTGCGGCGCCAAGAGCGCGAGCAGGAACAGCGCGGACAACGCGGGAGCGAGCACGTCCGCTGTGGTCAGGGCGCGCAACGAGCTGCATCAGGAACTCGGCATCAGGGACGAGACGATAAAGAACCTCGGTGAGACGCTTGCCAACGCTAGCGGACTCTACCACACCGAGGCGAAGCAGCCCGACGGCTCCACCGTGTACTACCTGCACGACAAGCCGACGACCGGGCAGTCGAAGATTATCTACAAGGTGACCGCGAGCGGAATCGGCATCTCGACCGATGCCGGAAAGACCTATGCCGCTGGACTCAGCGCGGACGGCAACGCGGTGCTGAACCGCATCTACGCGATTGGCATCAACGCGGACTACCTGACCACTGGCCGAATCAGCTCGAAGAATGGAAACAGCTTCATCGACCTGGACACCGAAGAGGCCAACCTAAAGCTGGGGAATAAATCGACCGTCGGCGGCAAGGTCATCGCCACCACGGATGTGGCAGCGTCAAAGACCGTTACGAAGTACGCCACGTCTACCAGCAACACCACTGCCCCGACGAGCGGCTGGCAGGACTCGTGCCCACCGCGCAAGGCCGGCAGCTACATCTGGTTCAAAATCATCACCGTCATGCAGAGCGGCGCACAGATTGAGTCCATGCCGTCATGCATTTCGGGCATCGACGGCGCGAACGGCGTCGACGGCAAGGACGGCGAGCGCGGCCCCGCAGGAAAGGACGGCGTGTCGGCTTACTTCCACCGCGCATATGCGACGAGCGCCGACGGCAGGCAGGGATTCAGCACGACATACGGCTCAGGCAAGACCTACCTCGGCACCTATGTCGATAATGTCAAGGCCGATTCGACCGACCCGACGAGGTATCAGTGGTCTCTCATTAAGGGCGCCGACGGCGAGGACGGAACACCCGGCAAGAACGGCGTGGACGGCAAGACCTATTACCTCCACATCGCCTACGCCACGAGTGCCGACGGCAAGCAGGGTTTCAGCACGACCGACGGCTCAGGCAAGAAATACATCGGCCAGTGCGTCGACCTCACCGTCAAGGACCCCACCGACCCTACGAAGTACACATGGACGCTGTGCAAGGGCGCGGACGGCGCGAACGGCGCAGACGGCAAGAACGGTCGCGGTATCAAGTCGTCCGTCCCCGAGTACTATCTGAGCACCACGCCGAGCGCCGTAACTGGCGGCTCATGGTCGACATCTGTCCCTGCTTGGTCCAGCGGGAAGTACTACTGGCAGCGACTTCACATCACGTGGAGCGACGGCGGCACATCGTATACCGACCCCGTGTTCAACTCGGCTCTGACCTCGGCGAACCAAAACGCCAAGACTGCGGTTGACACGGTCAACAGCTTTGACCAGCGGAAGGTTTTCAACCTGCTGACCGACAACGGCAGGATTAAGGGACTGTTCACGCAGGACGGCCAGCTGTTCGTCAACGCAGACTACATCGGCAGCGGCTCAATCGACGCAAAGCTGGTCGCTATCAGGAACCTGCTCAGCATCGGAGACGGCACCAACTCCGTGAGTGTGTCATCTTCCGGCATCTCCTTCATGTCCGGTGGCGTAAAGGACGCGCTGACCATCAAGCCAAAGAGCTACAAGATGGTCACGGTCTCAAAGAGCGGATACAACGGCAGTCCGATTTGGGAGGCCACTGGAGTCGCATCAGACCAGAAGACATATGGATTCGATTGCACCGAGAAGGCTCAGGCATTCACTTATGCTGGAAAGACGCGAGTGTCAATCGGCGTCAGGGTCGATTTCTACGCCAACGGGTACAGGCACATTCTCGGTGGCAGGTACGACCCTCTTGAGTATGAGATCGACACGAGCAAGGACACGCAATCCTTTACGGTTCAGTCGCAGCCGTTCATCGTCGCATTCACGCTAAAGAAGAGCAGCGAAGCTGGGAGTAACGGACTTCCGTGCTACACCATATCGGTCAGTCTCGTTCCTATCGCAAATGGAGTTCATGTCTGCATCAACGGCATCGACGTTTTCTACTCGTCTCCCGGTTACGGCGGCGAGATTTCCCAGAAGAGCACGGGTGCGTTCCTGAACAGGGAGAACTTCGTCAAGGAAGTCACTGACAGCTTTCCGCTCACGTGTCAGGTGCGCATCCCAATCGCGATGAACAACGCCATCAGGGACTACGTCTTGACATTCGAGAAGGGGCTGCTCGTCGGATGGGACTACTACACACCAGCGGACTCGCAGTATAAGGGGTACTAAATGGCAATCCAGATGCGCCGTGGCGCATACGTGAACTTCAACCCGGCCAAGCTGATGCCCGGAGAGTGGGCAGTCGTCGTGTCAGGCGATACGGAGGCGAGCGACGGCAGGTCCGTCTACATCTGCTTCGCAGCAGGCTCCGTGAAGCGCATGGCCACCTACGAGGACATCGTGAACAACCTCAAGAACTATTTCCGCGACGGCACCGTCGACTTCACGCTCGGCGATGACGGTCATCTCAAGCTGGAGGTGGATTAGTGAAACTGCATAGCGCGACAGTATGCGACAGGACGCTCGATGTCGATGACCGCAGGCTGGTGCAGGGCACCGCCAACGCAGATGCGATCGCCATTGCATTCGACGGCGAGTGGGACGGACTCGACATCAGGGTCATATTCACCAGCACCACGGGCGAGCAGATCATGCCCGCCGCACGAGAGGACGGAGCGTATGTCGTCCCATCTGAGGTGACGGCAAGGGTCGGACAGGTCTACGTGACCGCCGTCGGCACCCGCGACTCGGTCGTGGTGGCGAACGCGCTCATGCGCAAGCCGCTGCTTGTGGAGCCGCGCGTCATGGCAGACACGGCGCCTGCGCCGTCCGACCCGTCCCAGAGCGAGTACGAGAAGGTCTGGGCAGGCTGCAAGGCCATGCTGGACAGCATCGACTTCACGCTCGGCGATGACGGTCACGGATACGTAACTTACGAAAGCGGGGACAACCGATGATTAAAGACCTTGGGCGAATCGCCGTAATTCACCGAGGTGAGTGGCAGAGCGGTATCAGCTACGACAAACTCGATGTCGTATCACACGGCGGCAGCTCCTACATGTGCGTGTCGCCGACTACCGAGCAGCCTCCCAGCGCAAGCTGGAAAATCGTGGCCCTCAAGGGCGACGCGTTCGTGTACGGAGACTTCACGGAGAAGCAGATCGCTGACCTGATGCGGCCTGCCACCGATGCAGCCAAGCGCGCAGACGACGCGATTGGAAGGGTCGACGAGGAGCATAAGCAGCTCGAGCTGCTTAGGCAGAGCTATGCCGACTCGGAGCTTGAGATTGCCAATAAGTTCGAGCAGGTCAAGAAGGAGAGCGCCGACGCGGTCGAGAGGTCTAAGACAGCCGCCACCAACGCCGAGTCCGCAGTCAAGAAGGCCGATGCCGCCGCAACAAAGGCGAACACGGCCGCAGGCTCCGTTGACGCGTCGAAGGACAAGGCGGAAAAGGCCGCGACTGCGGCGAACGAGGCAGCTGGCAAGGCGAACGCCGCCGCTGGCTCCGCTAACGACTCGTCCGTCACGGCATCGAACGCTGCCGCAGGCGCCGAGCAGGCAAAGACCGAGGCGCTTAAAGCAGCTGAGGAGGCACGAGGCTCAATCTCGGCTGACAAGAAAATCTACATCACCTATGACACGGTCGGCGACACGCAGTACCTGACCCTAGTTGACACGGAGGAAAGCTAATGGCAAAGACCCACATCGCCAGCGACGAGACGCTTAAGGAGGGGCTTGGCGACATCGCCATGTCGATTCAGCTGCTCGCGAACAACAAGCGACCCGTATTCGACGATGACAGCGACAGGTACACCGACGCATCGGTTGCCGCGATGATCGAATCCGGCTGCGACGGACTCACCTACGGAGTCGAGTTCTCCACCGGAAAGGCCGTCGAGGGAACCAAGCTCGGCGAGAACGCGAAGTACGACGCGCCGACGCCATACACGTTCGCCAAGGCCGGAAACGACCCGTACCTCGGCATTGGGCCGTTCCGCTACTGGGAGGTTAACGGCTTCTACGACGCAGTCGGCAAGCCGCATGTCACCGCCATCAACGGCGACGGACGCTTCGCGCGAGACGGCTCCAACGGCGACGTCTGGATCATGACCCCGACGCTCTACATGCGCGAGGTCGAGGGCGAGTCCACCATCCAGCGCTGGGTAAGCGACTCGCAGACCACTGGTTACACGATTGAGCCTGACGGACTCACGGACCGAAAGCACAGGCGCCAGTTCATCCTGCGAGCGAAGTACCCGCTCGTAACCGACGACGCAGGCAACGCGGCATCCATCTCCAAGCGTCCTGTCAAGCGCTTCATCAGCCATGACAGCGTCATCACGTTGACTCGCAAGAAGGGCGCACAGTATTCTGGCAAGTCGCGCTACGACCACATGTATGTGCTCTGGATGTTCGACCTCAAGTACGCGACCAAGAACTCGCAGAGCGTTTTCGCCGGATGCACCGCACACACTGAGCAGCCCGCAATCACCGTCGCGGGCGAGAATGTCAACACGGTCACCGTCGCCGCGTCCTCCGTCTCCGCTTGGCCCGTCGGCTCCTCGGTCATGGTCGGCTCGGTAAAGACTGCCAACCCCGATCGCGGCGCCGCGAACGCACACGACATCGTCGATGCCGCACGAATCGTCACCAAGTCCGTCGACGGGGACAACTGCGTTCTCACGCTCGACTGCGGTCCCATCACAACCGAGGTCGGCATGATCGTCTCAACCTGCCCGTGGCACACGGGAGCCTGCGACGGCCTCGCTGGTGATGGCTCGCCCACCGACCCCAAGAGCGGCCGTGAGCCTTTCACCATCCAGGGTATCGAGCTTGGCCACGGCATGTACGAGATTGTCGAGGACGTCGCGTACAAGAACGAGGGCGGCGGCTGGAAGGTCTACGCGTCAAAGAGCACTGCCGACGACAAGCCCGGAATCATCCCGGCGAACGCCGTCGTTGTCGGTGACTTGCCCGGAGATGCGCCCGAGGGATGGAAGTACCCGACGTACGACAAGACCGTCAACGGGGCCATGGTGCATGTCGGCTCCGGCGCGTCGCAGACAACCGGAACGTGCGACGGCGTCTACAAGAACGCCGACACGGTCACGGGAACTCGCGAGTGCCTTACTCTCGGCTACCTCGGGAACGGGGGCTATGCTGGCCTTCGCTTCGTCTATGGCTACAGCGACCTCGCGTACGCCGGGTGGAGCTACGGCTCGCGTCTTTCTGGCAACGGTCAGTCCGGGGGTGAATCGGCGGCTGCATAGCCGACGAGAGGGGGCGGAAAAGCCCCCTCTTTCTCACTTCGGCTGTCCGTAGCACATGCTACAATCAGCTCTGCAACTATTGGAATTCGGAAATAGGGATTCGCGGAGTACGGGGCGTATTTTCCTTCTCGGCAACCTCAGGAACAGGGGCAATGCTGGCCTTCGCTACGTCAATGGCAACAACGACCTCGCGAACGCCAGGTGGAACTACGGCTCGCGTCAATCTGGGACTACTCTTTCAACATCATTCTCCATCCGCGACTACCCTCCGTCCTTCTGGGACGAGACGGGCATCGGCCTAGCTTAACTAAGTGAAATCGTCAAAAAGACCGACGGGCTAGTAACCTCAAGGCGACCGCTCGTGTGACACCCAGAAAGAGATTTGGTCTATATAAAAAGCTACTGCAAGGGACTCCGTATAGACGAGTTCCTAATTCATTCCGCATACGAGACTTGGCTGTGCGGAGAGGCTGGTAAGAAGAACCGCTGGCGCGTGTGCGAAGAATACGGCACCGAGTCGGCGCTAATCAGCGAGATAGCATCCGAGATTAAGTCGAGGTCGCTGTCGTTCGTACCGATCAGGCGCTACAGGCACATCGAGCCAACCAACGGTAAGCTGCGCGTCATCGGCATCGAGAGCATCAAGCAGCAGACGTGCGACTACCTCGCGGTCACGGCTCTCGCGCCTCTCCTGGATGCCAAGGTGGGCTACTGGCAGACGGCAAGTGTGGTGGGCAAGGGCCAGCTGATGCTCGTCGGCGCCTGCCAGAGGTATCTGCAGGATAGTAAGTACCATGTGCATGTCGATGTGAGAAAGTGCTACCCGTCAATCAAGACGGATGTGGTCAAGTCGATACTCCGCAAATACGTCAAGAGCGCCGACGTCCTCTACCTGTGCGATACGCTTCTGGACTCTTATGACGGATGCTTGGAAATCGGCAGCTATTTCAGTTTGCGCATGGCACAGCTCGTGCTCTCGTTCGGCTACCACTTCCTAGAGGACGCCCATAAGACTCGGCGCGGAAGGAGCGTCAGGCTTATCGAGCACCAGTGCTGGTACGCAGACGACCTATTCATCTTCGGCAGCTGCAAGCGCGACCTGGAGCTTGCGGTCAGGACGCTCGGTACGTATTTCGAAGAAGGTTACGGCCTGGAGTTCAAGGGCTGGAAGGTTTCTAGGTCAGGCGATCAGGAGCCGTGCGCCGCGCTCAGCAACAGCGTGAGGCCGAGCAGGGTAACGATAAAGCCAGACCTCTACCTCAGAATCAGGAAAGCGTACAGGGACTACGACCGAAAGCCGACGCTGCGCGGAGCAAAGAGGGTCTGTGCATACTGGGGATACCTTGAGCACTCGGACTCGCACAAGGCGAGGCTGAAAAACGGATACGACTCCACGGTCCGGCACGCGCGCCGCCACGTGTCGGCACATGCTCATGCTGACAGCACCCGAAAAGAAAGGTGGACGCATGAGCGCAGTGAAAACGATCTCTGCCACCCCGCTCGAGGCCGTGAGCATCGAGCATGACGACGGCGCTCCATACTCGCATGTCTGGCTTCGCCGAGACATCGTGAAGGACGCCGCAGACAACGGCCCCGAGTCCAGCTACGAGTTCTACAGCGCCGAGGAGCTGTACTTCAAGGTCGCTGGAACGCCGTCCGTGGCCGAAATCACCGACAGCTTCGACGCCCTCTGGGATTCGCACGTCAACGACGACGTGACGATCGCCGAGCGCGTCGAGAAATGCGAGGAGACGAGCGCCATTCATGACGCGGCAATCCTCGAGATTTGCGACATGATCGCAGGAGGTGAGCAGTAGTGGCTAGTGCTATCGCGGAGATGTTCTTCCGCGCCGTGAATAAGGGCAAGCGCACCATCGACAGCGTCCCAGAGCGCTGGCGCAAAGAGGTGCAGGCGCTGCTCGATGACGCCAGCCGCAAGGAGGAGTAGTGCCGACCGTAAGTGTCAGCGACACGACCTCCATCATCAGCGCGTTCTTCGTAATCGTGACTTTCTGCGTCGGGCGGCTCAGCGTCACAAGGACGCGCTCCGCGAAGGAGCAGCACACCGACGACAAGCTCGACTCACTTATCGAGTCGATGCGCGAGGTCACGTCCGGAATTAAGGAAATCAACCGAAAGCTCGACGACCACGGCATTGCTATCGCAAAGCACACCGAGCAGATTTCGACGCTTTTTGCGCGCATCGAGCGCCTGGAGCGCAACTGCGACATGCACCGTGGCGTCGGCGGCTCCGACTAGGAGGCAGCACATGAAAATTAACTGGACCCTTCGCCTGCAGAACAAGGCCACGCTCGCGGCTCTCGCCGCCACCGTACTTGCGTTCGCCTACCAGCTCTGCGGCATCTTCGGCATCGTCCCGCCCGTCTCGCAGGACTCGCTCCTGCAGCTCGTGGGCATCGTCCTCAACATCCTCGCGGCTCTCGGCGTGGTGACCGACCCGACCACGAGCGGCCTGTTCGACTCCGCTCGAGCGCTCGGCTACGACGAGCCGTACACGACTGAGGGCAAATAGA